TGGTGGCCCGCACCGAGGTGGTGTCCGCGGCCAACGCCGGCGCGGTCCACCGGATGTCGATGCTCGGCAAGGACGCGCTCCTGTTCAAGCAGTGGGTCGCCACCCTCGACGCCCGGACCCGCCCGTCGCACGCCGCCGCCGACGGGCAGGTGCAGGAACGCAACGGCCGCTTCCGGGTCGGGGCGGCCTACCTCGAGTACCCGGGTGACCCGCTCGGCCCCCCGGGTGAGGTGATCAACTGTCGGTGCACGATCATCTTCACGGACCGGCTGGCCGGGGAGACCGACGTCGAAGGCCGCCAGGAGGGTGGCGTCGAGCCGGTGGTCGAGACCGTCGCCGAACCCGAGACGATCACCGCCATCCCGGAGCCGGAGGCCTACCCGGGTGGGCTCACCCAGAAGCAGGCCGAGTCGTGGCTCCACGACCGGCACGGACTCGACGCCGACGGCAACCGCCGGGCCCTGTACGTGGACGGGCTGGGACCTCGCGCGGCGAACGAGGTGGCCGAGACCCTCCACGACCTGTTCACCCGCTACCCCCACGTCGCCCGCCGGATCCGGGTCGCGGGCACGTCCTCGAAGGTCACGAACGCCATCAATCAGGTGCCCGGGGTCCGCATCCGCAACGTGTCCCCCCGGGCCTACGCCGACGCCGTGCGCACGTTCGTCCCCGGCGACGTGTCCGGGTCGATCCGCATCAACGCGTCGAAGGCCCGCCGGTACGACGAGATGGTCGACTCGCTCAAGCGGGACAGCATGGCCGGGTTCCACCCGCCGGGCACCGACTCGATCGCGGGCATCACCCGCCACGAGTTCGGTCACCACCTCTACTGGGAAGCTCAGGACGCCGCCGCCGACCGGGGTGTCCTCGCGGACATGCGGCGCGAGCTCGAAGAGGCCATCCGCCGGGCGATCCGCCGGGTCGCGCCCAGCGCCGGGGAAGGCAGCGCCGAGTGGAACCGGGCCCGCTACGACGTCATCCGCTTCGACGTGTCGAAGTACGCGCTCACGAACACCGACGAGCTCATGGCCGAGGCGTTCGCGTTCGTGACCTCCCACGACAAGCCGACCATCCTCGCCTCGGAACTCATCGAGATCCTCACCCGCTACGCCCGACCGGGAGGTGCCTGATGGCCACCTGGCTCATGCCCATCTGCGAGGCGTGCACCCGCCTCGGCCCCGCCGCCGACGGCACCGGGTACGCGTGCGAGGCGTTCCCCGACGGGATCCCCGAGGCCATCTACCCCGAGGGGTTCGACCACCGCCAGCCCTACCCGGGGGACAACGGGATCCGCTTCGAGCTCGACCCGACCCAGGCCGATCAGCTGGCCCGCTACGACGCGTCGCTGATCGAGTCCTCGTCGCCGGAGTGACGCCGTGGCAGACTCACCCTCGATGAGCGGGATCCTGTTCGATGTCGCCCAGGCGATCACCGCCCAGGCCGTGAACGTCAACCCGGACGGCACGCCGCACACCGGGGGCATGGTCGCCCTGGTCCCCCAGGCCGACGACCTCGCCCGGCTCGCGGTCCCCGGCGCCGAGCCGAAGGACCAGCTACACACGACGCTCTACTTCCTCGGTGACGCGGCGGACATCCCCGCCGAGGTGCGCGCCGGGATCCTCGCACAGGTCGAGGAGGTGGCCGGACGCTTCCCGCCGGTGGAGGGGTCGGCGTTTGCGGTCAACCTGTTCAACCCGGCCGGCGCGGAACCGGCGTGGGTGCTCGGCGTCGGCGGCGACACGCTCGCCCCGTTCCGTGACGCCGTGTCCGAGGCCATCGCCCTCGGCGCCGGTGGCTGGGCCATGCCCGAGCAGCACTCGCCGTGGGTCCCGCACGTCACGATCGGGTACGGCGCGGCGGTCGGCGACGGGATGGCCGAACAGCTGGCCGACCGGACCGGCCCGGTCGTGTTCGACCGTCTGCGTGTCGCGTACGGCACCCAGGTGCGAGACTTCCCGCTCGAAGGTGACCCCGAGGCTTTGACCGCCGCGGCGGTCGTGGAGGAGGACGGAGCCATGCCCTACGGCATCCGCGCCGGCGGCGACGACTGCCCGCACGAGGTGTACGAGATCGAGACTGGTGAGCGGGCCCCGGGGGGGTGCCACGCCACCCACGACGAGGCCCTCGCCCATCAGCGGGCCCTCGAGGTGAACGTTCCCGACGCCGCGGTCGCGCCCGAGCTCGCACCACAGCCCGGCGAGCACTTCCACGCCATCGCCCACACCGAGGGGCAGTCGACGGGGTGGCGGACCTTCACGAACCTGGCGTGGCGTGAGCCGCCCTTCGCGTTCCACTGGCAGAAGGGGTCGTCGGCCCACTCGGGGACGCCACTCACGTTGCAGGTCGGGCTCGTGTCCCGGGTGGTCCGCGACCCGGCCAACCCGGCGGCGATCCACATGTTCGGGCCCGTGGACCTCGACGGCGCCGACGCCCGTGAGTACGCCCGGATGCTCGTGGCCGGGTTCGCCCGGTGGGTGTCCATCGGACTGGACGAGGAGCCGCCCGAGGTGGTCGAGGTGTGGCCCGACGACGCCGACGGCGAGGCCCCGATCGACATGCTCCTCGGGGAGCCCGACCAGGTGCTGATCGACGGGGGCCGGATCGGGGAACTCACCGGCGTGTCGGTGCCCGCCCAGGCCGACGCCGTGATCGAACCGACCCCCGAGCTCGTCCGGGCTCTCGAAGCCCTCAACGGCGGCCTCGCCGCCGAGTCCGAGACCGTGCCGGAGATGGTGTGCCCCGACGGGAAGCACTGGGACCCGGACTCGGGGACCTGCGTGGACGACGTCCCCATGGACGACATGGGCACCCGTCCCGGTGGGGCCCTGGTCGTCGCCCACAACGCCGGGCGGATCCGGGTGGTCCGTAACCCGTCCCGGGTGCCCGCAGCGGCCCAGGCGGCCACACAAGCGGAGTCGGAGGCCTCTGTCACCACCGCCGATGTGGTCCAGGCCCTGACCGCGGCCGCGTACCGCATCGAGATCCCGGACCTCCCCCCGGCCAGCTGGTACGACGAACCGAACGACGTCGACGTGCCGGGCGCGTTCTGCGTGAACGACGACGGCCGGGTGTGGGGCATCCTCGCCCCGCTCGGCACCGGCCATCGCGCGTTCGTCAACTCGGGCCGCCGGGTCACCGCCCCGCACGGCCGGGTCGACTACTCCCGGTTCCTCGGCGGCGAGGCGCTCACGACCTCGGGCCGGATCGGTGGGGTCGGGCCGATCACGATGGACTGCGGGCACGCCTCCCGGTTCCGGGCCAACGGGGACGAGGGGTTCGCCCACTACGAGAACGCGTGCACCGTCGTCGCGAAGGTCCGGGTCGGTGAGACCGCCGAGGGGCTCCCGTGGGTGGCCGGCGCGCTCGAGCCCGGGGTCACGCCCGATGAGGTGTCCCGGATGCTCGCCTGTCGGCTGTCCGGGGACTGGCAGCCCCATCCGGACAAGCCCGGGTGGGACGAGCTCGTGGCCGCGCTGCTCGTGCCCGCGCCGGCGTTCGCCGGGCCCCGCAGCGGGCCGACGGTCACCCACCGGGAAGGGGTGCTCGTCGCGTCGTCGGTCCCGGTCAGCTACGTGCCCCACCCCGAGGAGCGCGCCCCGGTCGGGCCCGACGACCTCGAAGCCGTCGCCGCGTCGGCCGGGCGGACCCCGTGGGCCCGCCGTGCCGCGCGGCTCAACCGCACGGGGGTGCTCCGATGACCGGCCTGCAGCACGACCTCACCCGCACGAACGCGTACGGGCTCCTGCGCCAGCTGTTCTACGAGGGGGCCATCTCGTCGGTGTCCGCCGAGGTGCACACAGCCGAGGGTTGGACCACCGCCGAGGCCGACGCCGTGGGGGCCCTGTTCCCTGAGGCCCGCCACGCCGCGACCGCGCACCACGACTCGTGGCTCGCCATGGTCGACGGGGTGGAAGTGCTGGTCGAGCTCCACAGCAACGGCGACTGGGAAGCCCACGCCCGCGGCGAGGGCCCCCGGGCCGTGGCCGCGCAGCTGGCACGCGTCGCCGCCGCGCTCCCCGGGCCCACCTACGAGGAGGAGTCCGGGTCGGCGCTCGTGCGGTTCTGGTCGCTGGGCGCGTACGGCCCGGAGTCCACGACCCGCCGTCTCGCCGCTGGCGCGTGGGGTGACGTCGAGCCGAACTACCCCGGGCCCGTCGGCCGCCAGGTGAACGACCTCATGGCCCAGACCGCCGCGCCGGCCGGGCGCCTGGCCCTGTGGCACGGGCCCCCGGGGACCGGCAAGACACACGCCATCCGGGCACTCGCCGAGGCGTGGCAGCCCTGGTGCGACATCGACTACGTGGTCGACACCGACGAGTTCTTCGGGAACGGCAACTACATGGCGTCGGTGCTCCTGCGGACCGACGCCTATGACCTCGGCGCCGACCGGTGGCGGCTCATCGTGGTCGAGGACGCCGGGGAGTTCGTGAAGGCCAACGCCACCGGCCAGGGCCTGGCCCGTCTGCTCAACCTCGCGGACGGGCTGATCGGCCAGGGTCTACAGGTGATGGTGCTGCTCACCACGAACGAGCCGATCGACAAGCTCCACCCGGCCATGACCCGCCGGGGCCGGTGCATGTCGAACGTCCGGTTCCGCCCGTTCGAGCCCGCCGAGGCCGACGCCTGGGTGAAGGCCCGGTTCCCGGACCTCGCGCTCGAGGCCACCGACCCGGTGACCCTCGCCGATCTGTACGCCATCGCCGCGGACGCCGAGGCCGCGCTCCGCGCCGAGCAACGCGACCGGGTGAACACGGCCATGGCCGCGTACCACCGGCACGTCGCCCGCCGCGGGCCCGCCGGGGTGTACGACTTCCCCGAGTTCACGGGGACCTCGGGCTGATGGCCGGAGGGTGCGGATGTGGCGGGGGCGGGGGGCTCACCGTGTCCACGAACGGGGACAGCGTGTCCGTCCAGCGGGCGACCACCGCCGTGCCGGGGATGCCCCGCTACGAGGTGACCGACCCCGACGGGTCGGTGCACGAGTTCGCCACGTACGCCGACGCCCGGGTGCACAAGCACACCTCCGGCGGGAAGCTCCGGGCGGTCTGATGGGCTGCGGGACGTGCGGGTCCGGTCAGCCGGTGGACACGACACCGCTCACGTCCGGGGACATCACCGCCCCTGGGGCCCGGTTCGCGGTCACGACCGTCGAGCGCACCGAGGTGTTCGGGAGCTACGCCGCGGCCCGCGCGTGGCAGGCCGAGCACGGCGGGCACCTCGGCGTGGTCCGGTCCGGTGGGGGTGTAGCGTGACCGGCGTCGACGGGGGTATGGCCCCCAGGCCCCCTGACCCCCGTATCGACAGTCCGACGGTCGCCGAGACCCCTCCTGGCGGCCGTCGGCGCGTTCAACGAGAGGAGCCGTGATGGAGTTCGTGCTCAAGCGCGACGTACAGGCCGCGGCAGGCGGGCAGATGGTCACCGTGCCAGCGGGGTCGTCCCTGGCGGACATCTCCGCTGAGGTGCGCGACCAGCTGGCCCCCGACCACTTCGCCGCGAGCGACGGGTCGGACACCGTGCCCCCGGACTGGCGGCCCCCCGAGGCCGCGGAACGGGACCAGGCCCAGATCGACGGCCTGGTCGACCTCGGTGTGCGGGAGGCGTGACCGATGCCCTACGTCGACTCGATCGAACAGGCCCTGCTCGACCATTTCTTCAACGACCCCGCGTACACTCCGGAGACGGCCGGGTCGCTGGACCTCGCGCTGTCGACCACCACGCCGACGGACTCGGGCTCGAACTTCACCGAGCCGTCCGGCAACGGGTACGCCCGGGTCGACATCCCGATCGCGAGCATGGGCGCCGCGGCCGGGACCGCGCCGGCCGAGAAGTCCAACAGTGCGGCGCTCACGTTCCCCACCGCGTCCGGGTCGTGGGGGACCGTCACCCACTACGGGGTGATGAACTCGGGCGGCACGGTGCTCGCCTGGGCGGCGCTGGACACAGCGAAGGCCATCGGCAACGGGGACACCGCCTCGTTCGCGATCGGGGCCCTCGACTTCCGTCTCGGGAAGGGCACGCCCGGCTGACCGGGGTGACCCCCCGTGGCGTTCCCCAGCCTCGTCGCTGAGGCGTCGTCCAAGACAGACACAGCGGGCACGTCGCACACCGTCGACATCCCCACCGGGTCGAACGGCCTGCTCGTCATGGCGTTCGGCACCCCGGGCAACTCGGCCCTGTCCGGCAACGACCTCGCGCTCTGGCGGCTCATCGGGACCGTGCAGGACTCGAACCCCGACGAGCGCCTCGCCGTGTACGCCCGGTCGGGGGCCGGGGTGTCCGGCACGATCACCGTCACCACCGCGGCGTCGGTCCGGTCGGCCCACCAGGTGTGGCGGTTCTCCGGCGCGACGATGCCCGAGCTCGTCGCGTTCGCGTCCGCCGCCGACGTGATCGACCCGCCCAACCTCGACCCGGCCGGGTTCGGGGCCGAGGACTTCGTGTGGCTCGCGCTCACGTGCCACACGAACGACGGCGCGGTCACCGACATCACCGGGTTCCCGTCCGGGTACACCGGCACCGGCGAGATCTCCACGGCGGGCACCGCGGCGGACGGGGTGGGGCTCGGGTGGGCCCGCCGGGACCTCAACGCGTCGGCCGAGAATCCGGGCGCGTTCACCGCGACACCGGGCGGGTCGCGGGCCACGGCCGTGACCCTCGCGATCCCACCCGCGGTCGCGGCGGCCCAGGTGACCCGCCTCGCAACCGGCGGCCGGGGCGCGGGCACGACCACGACGACGCCCACCTACCCGGCCGGGTCCACCGCGGCGGGGCGCCTCGCCGTCGCGCACCGGTCGATCAAGCCGTCGACCGCGACCGCCGCGGATGAGACCGGGTGGACGGATCGGCTCAACGTCACCGGCGGCACCGGCGCGTCGGCCGTCGACGCCGGGCAGACCCGGCTCAAGATCGACACCGACGAACTCGCCGGGGGTGAAGCCAACCCGACCTTCGACCAGGCGTCCACCCCGAACAGCGTGACGTCGGCCATCTGCGTGTTCGAGAAGGCCCCCTCGAGCGCGACGTGGGACATCGCCGTCACGAACGGCGACGACGCCACCCACGGGACCGGACGGTCGGCGACCGGCGGCACCCTCGCCTTGCAACCCGGCGACGTCGTGCTCGCCGTGTGCGCGTCGGACACCGACTCGGCGACCGCGTTCACGTCCCCGGCGATCACCGCGTCGGGCATCACGTTCGGCCCGACCACCCAGGCCCTTGCGCCTGGCGGGTCGGGCACCGGGAACGACGTCGGCTCGCATGTGTGGGAGGCCACCGTCATCGCCGGCACGGGCACGGTGGCCCCGTCCCTGTCGCTCACCGGCGGCGCGAACAACTGCGGGCAGACCGGGTTCGTCCGGCTCCGGGCCGTCGGCGGCGGGGCCGTGGACCTCGCGGGTTCCAGCAACGCCGTCGCCGCCCAGGCCGGGAACCTCGCGCTGGCGCTCCCCCTCGGCGGGGCGTCGGGCGCGGTCGCCGCGCAAGCCGGGGGCCTGGCCGTCGCCCGCCCGCTCGCCGGCGCGAGCTCGGCCGTCGCCCAGCAGGCCGGGGACCTCACCGTCGAGGAGGGGTTCACGACCCTGGCCGGCGCGGTCGAGGCCATCGGCGCCCAGGCCGGGCACCTGATCGTCGCCCGTCCCCTGACCGGCGCGTCCGCCGCGGTCGCCGCACAGGTCGGCGCGCTCGCGGTGGCCCGTCCCCTGTCGGGCGCGGCCCTGGCCGTTGCGGCCCAGGCCGGTCACCTGCGCGTCGCCATCGGCCTGGTCGGCGCGTCGTCGGCTGTCGTCGCGATGGCCGGGGACCTGTCCCTCGAGGGCGCCGTGGACCTCGAGGGGATCGTGGCTGTCGTCGCTGGTCAGGCGGGCGCGCTCGGCCTGGGCCGGTCCCTCGAGGGGCACGCGGAAGCGGTCGCTGCCATGGCCGGGGCGCTCACCGTCGACCGCGGGCTCGCGGGTCCGGTGCTCGTGGTCGCCGACCACACCGGCACCCTCACCCGGCAGCTGGGACTCGGCGGCCCTGTGGCCGCTGTGGCCGCCCTGGCCGGGGTGATGGGTGTCCAGTACCCCCTGACCGGTGCCGTGGCCGTGGTGGCCGACCTGGCCGGTCTGGTGGGCATCCTGCCCGCCGTCCTGACGGGGGAACACCTCGGCGCGGTGGGGGAGCGCGCCTACCTCGGCTCAAGCAACGGCACCGGGTACCTCGGCCGGGCCGGTGCCGGCACCCACCTCGGCGCGGTCACCACGCCACCCCCGATCGGCCCGGACTGAGGAGTACGATCCCGCCATGCATCTCCCGGTGACGGTCATCCCCAGGGATGCGCTCCGGCTCGTGGTCACCCAGGGGGCGGAACTCCCGAACCGCACGCTCACCTGGCTGAACCCGGCCACCGGCGCACCGATCCCCTTCGCCAGCGACCCGCACACCTTCGAGCTCCGTGTTGCCGCGGGGGACACGATGTTCGTCAAGACCGGCGGGATCGTCGGTGTCGACGGCGACCCGAACGTGATGATCAGCTTCGCGGCCGACGAGTTGCTGATGCTCGCGCCCGCCCACTACCCGGCCCAGCTGTGGGCCCGGCAACAGTCGACGGGTCTCGACCAGGACCCCATCAACATCCGGCTCGTGGTCGAGCACGGCATCTCGTCCGAGGACATGGTGCCGTTCCCCGCCGCCGCGCCGGCCGAGGCGTTCAACGTCCTGGCCCCCGGGATGGTGGCCCGCACCCGGGCCCTGCTCGCCGAGGCCGCGACCCGGCGGGTGTTCGTGCAGGCGTGGGGCGGATCGGTCACCCAGGGCGACCCCGGCGCCTCGGATCCGCTCACGACCGCGTGGCCGTGGATCCTCGCCGCGGCCCTGCGCGACCGGTACGGCAACGGGGGGAGCGGCTACTGGAACGTCGGCTACGCGGCCCGCACCGGCAGCTGGGTGATCCAGGGCTGGCCCGGGTTCGGGGCCGGGGAGTGGCGCGCCACCGCCGCGGCCACGATCACGTGGGCCGACGTCGTGGGCACCACCGTGCGGATCTACCACCGGAACGTCGGCGTCACCGGCAGCTTCCGGTGGCGGATCGACGGCGGCTCGTTCACGGTCGTGACCCCACCGACCGGGTTCGGACTCGAGCCCGGCACCGTCGAGGTGACCGGGCTGGCCGACGGACCTCACACCGTCGAGGTGGAGTGGGTGTCCGGGACCGTCGGGATCAACGGGGTCGAGGGCCGGCGCGCCACCGGCGTGATCATGCAGGTCTGCGCGGTTGGCGGCCGGGGGTTCACCGACTACGACCGGAAGGCCGTCCGCCGGGCCGCGATCGGCATCACCAACGCGTCGCAGACCATCACGTCCACCGCGCCCGGCCACTTCACGAGCTCGGACGTCGGCCGGTTCCTGCACACCTTCGCCGGGGGCGCCGGGATCCCGACGGACGCGTCGATCACCGCCGTGGCGTCGGCGACGTCCGCGACCATCTCCGCGCCGGCGACCGCGACCGGCACCCGCACTGTCGACTTCTGCATCGGGCGCCCGTCCGACGAGGGCTGGCCGTCCATCACTCGCGGCAACGTGTTCGCCCCGGGCCTGCTCGACACCGGTACCCCCGGGGCCGATCTGATGATCTGCGAGTTCGGGATCAACGACGGCGGCGGCGGGGACACGACCCTCGACCGGGCCGGGCGCGGGATCGACAAGGTGCTCGGCTCGGCCGCTGGACCTCGCGAGGTGGTCGTGATGGGCGGGCATCACGGCCTGTTCTCAGACCAGTCCGGGCCCTACATCATGCGCGGGCTCGGGCAGGCCGTGGCCGCCGCGTGCTCGGGTGCGTACGTCGACATCTGGGGGCGGGGCCGCCGGTCCTTCACGTTCTGGAACGACGCGGGCCACTTCTTTGACCCGGTGCACCCCTCGGACTCGGGGCACGCCATCATGGCCGAGGCCCTCATCGACCTGCTGGTCGGAGCCTGAACAGGCGCAGCGCCCGGAACCCTCGAGCGCGGCACCGCGGGCAGTGCCCCTTGCCCCGCCGCCCACACGCCGGGCACGTCGCCGGCACCGCCCTGCGCACCGGCCCCAGAGCGCGCCCGTCTGACGTCCAGCACCACCGGCACCCCGACAGGCCGTGAGCACACCGGACCCCGGGCACGACACGAGGCTACCCGGCCAGGGTGCTTGACAGCCGGTCGCGCTCGTGGCGAGACTCTCCCCCGAGACACCACCCGCGTCGGGAGCCTGGCCTAGCCGCCCCGCCGAGGGCCCGCTCGATCTGGTCGAGCCGTTCGGATGGCACGCGCCACGCGTGCCGGACCTGAAACGAGGACCAGACGATGCGCGAGACCTTCACCCTGGCGACCGACAGCACGCACGGCATGGTGTGGCTCCACACCTCCGGTCGCCGCTACCCGGTCATCACCGGTGGCGACGGCGAGCAGACCGAGGGCGAGCCGTTCCAGATCCCCGAGGATCTGACGACACTGGACGACGCCGACCTGGCGGCCATCACCGAGCGGGCACAGGCCGCGCTCGACGTGCTGGTCGAGAACGCCGAGGCGGGCCGGGCCGAGGGCCAGCTGCCATCCCAGGACGACGTGCAGACGGCCCGGGACCTGGCCGGCGCGATCAACGACCTCAAGGCCGAGCGGGAGAGCCGCGACAACGCCGCGGCAGAGCGGGATCGAGAGTTCCAGGAGGCCGTCGCCTCGGCCCGTCCCACCGCGTCCGACACCGGTGACGGTGGCGACGACGGCGGTGAGGGGACCGACGGGGGCGACGGCGAGGGCGCTGGGGAGGGCGGCGGTGACACCGGTGACGACGGCGCCGGTGAGGACGGCGGGGCCGGTCAGGAGGCGAGCGAGGGGGAGCTCGTGAACGCCGCCGCTGGCCGGTCCCGTGGTCCGCTGCGTGTCGCGGTCACCCCGCGCCGGCCCACGCTCAACCCGTCGCTGCGGGACATCGGGCGCAACGCCCCGGACCCCGGCGTCGAGGACCGGCGCCCGAACGTGGTGATCACCGCCGCGGCGGACGTGCCCCACTTCGCGAACGGGGAGACGATCGCCACGCTCGAGGACCTGGCGAAGGCCGCGACGGCGAAGGCCAACAGCCTCGGCGTCGGCAACGGCAACCCGCACTTCGTCCCGCTGGCGAAGATCAAGCGGGCGTTCCCGACGGTGTTCGACGCGGACCAGATGACCCCGCAGCAGGTGCGGGGCGCGTGGGACGACATGGTGGAGCCCTGGCTCAAGGCCGCCGGGGGCATGGAGGCCCTCGTCGCCGCTGGTGGCTGGTGCGCCCCGTCGGAGATCCGCTACGAGTTCTTCAACATCACCGACGTGGCGGGCATGGTCGACCTGCCCACCTTCGGCGTGAACCGCGGCGGGCTCAAGTGGCCCCAGTCGCTGAGCCTGTTCGACATCTTCGCCGCCGCCGGTGGCGCGGCGTCGGGCCTGGCGACGAACGCCACGATGCCGTGGGAGTGGACCGAGACCGACGACATCGCGGCGTCGACCGGCTCCCCGCAGAAGGCCTGCCTGCGTCCCGCGTGCCCCAGCTTCGATGAGGCCCGGCTCCGGGTGTTCGGCCTGTGCGTCACGGCCGGCAACCTCACCGAGGACGCGTTCCCGGAGCTCATCCAGGACTTCATTGCGAAGGTGGTCGTCGCCCACGCCCGGGTGATCAACCGGCGTCTGCTGCTGCAGATGGCCGCCGCGTCCACCGCCACGACCCCGACCGTCTCCGGTGAGACCGCGGTCACCGCGGCCATGGGCGGCCTCGAGCTCAACGCCATCGACTACCGGGAGAAGCACGGGATGGCCCCCGAGGCCGTCCTCGAGGTGGTCCTCCCGTCGTGGATCCGGGGCGTGTGGCGCTCGGACCTCGCGAAGCGCAACGGCGAGGCGAACCTCGAGGTGGCCGACGCGCAGCTGATGGACATGCTCGACGTCCGTCGCCTGCGCGGCCAGTTCGTGCAGGACTGGCAGACCCGCCTCGCCACCGGCATCGCGCCCGTGGGCGGCGGCATCCCGACGAACTGGCCGACGACCGTCCAGGCGATGATGTACGCGCCGGCGACGTTCGGTCGGGGCAACGGGATGACCCTCGACCTCGGCGTGGTCCGCGACTCGGTGCTCAACCGGTCGAACGACCACACGGCCGCATGGTCGGAGGAGGCCACGATGCTGGCGAAGTTCGGCCACGAGTCCCGGCTCATCACGCTCAACTCGGTCGCCGGTGGTGCCACCGGTGCCCAGGCCGCCCACACCGGCGCCTGATCCGAGGGCGACGTGAACCCACGACCCACAGGGGAGGTGACCGGTGCCCGCTAACACGCCGTTCGTGGTGGTGGACGGGCCCCGGTTCACGCCCCTGGGGTACGGGCTCCTGGCCGCCGCTCAGGTGGTGGACGACCCGAACCCCCACTGGCAGGTCGGCACGAAGTTCCAGCCCGACGCCTGCGACGCGGGCAAGGCCGTCACGACGTTCTGCGTCGCGGGGGGCCCGGCCACCGGCACCGGCGAGAAGATCCCGACGGTCACCGGCGCCGGGTCCTCGGCGGCTGAGCCGTTCACTGTGTACGCGTTCCACAACTGCTCGCCGGTCGGGTGGGGGGACGACCTCACCGACTACCAGGCTCGGGCCACCCGGCAGCTGGACCGCGGCGAGGGGCGCGTGGTCGAGCGGATGTTCTGGACGGGGACGCCCGACGTCGGGCCGACGATCTTCCCGCACCTCGCCCACGACGCGACGGTCACCGCGACGGCCGACGGCGCCTCGACCGTCACCCTGCAGACCGCCGCGAGCGTGGTCACCGGCGGGACGGCGGTCACCCCGGTCGTCGCGCTCTCACTCCTCGAGGGGGCCCTCGCCTCGTGCTACGGCGGCGAGGGTGTGATCCACGTCCCGTTCGCCGCGGTCGCGCTCCTCGCCGAGCATGGCCTGCTCCGCGTCCAGGGACCCCAGCTGCGCACGCTCGGCGGGCACATCGTGGCCGCCCACGCGGCCGGGTCGACACACGGCCCCAACGGGTCACCGGCGTCGGCCGGGGAGGCCTGGTGGTACGCCACCGGCGCTGTGGTGGCCCGCCGGAGCGCGATCAAGCCGACCGGCGTGCGGTCGGCCCGGGACTTCCTCGGCCGGCGCGACAACTCGACGGTGTTCGTGGTCGAGCGGACCTTCGTCATCGACTGGGACTGCTGCCACTTCGCCGCCCAGGTGGACATGGCAGGCGGGGCGTGATGATCGGCGACCGCCTACAGGTTGGCGACAACCGCTTCGACTACGTGATCGGCCTGCTGATCGACGGGGGCCTGGTCCCAGACGTGGACTTCATGCCCACCGGCGGCAACGAGGTGCTGATCGCCCAGGGGGCCTGGCCCCGCCTCGACGCCGACACCCAGCATGAGATCACCCGGTTCGTGCCGGGCATCAAGATCGTCCCTGAGCCTCCCGGTGGTGGGGACGACCCCGAGGCCCTGACGGAGCACGGGGGTTCGTCTCCGTCGGGCCGAGGGGACACCGGCGACGTCCCGGTGGCGCCGCCGCGGTCAGGGGCGGGCTCGGGGCGCGATGCCTGGGCCAGCTACGCCCGCGAGCTCGGCCTTGAGGTGACCCCGGACCTCAACCGTGACGACATCATCGCTCTCGTGGAGGAGTCACCATGACCGCTGAGTGCATCGCCCCGATCCAGGGGACCCTGGCCCGGATCATCCGGGAGAACGTCTGCGGGCTGCCGGTCACCGGCGCCGGGTCGCTCCTCGTGTTCGAGGGCTTCGTGCAGGTGCAGGTGGAGCCCCAGTACGAGGACGGCACGGTCTACCGGAAGCGCAACGCCCAGGGCGTGAACTGCGTCAACCGGCGCGGCAACGACCAGTTCGAGCGCGACCAGCTGACCATCGAGTTCTGCGCCATCAACCCCGACGGCGTGGCCATCACGACCGGCCAGTCGATCATCACGTCGGGCGCGCCGGCGTCGGGCCTGGGGTTCTGGGTGAAGGAAGGGCCCATCTCGGCCCGGTGGTCCCTCGAGGTGTGGCAGGCCGACTCCGAGACCTGCACCGGTGCCACCCCGCGGTACGCCTACCACGCGTGGCCCCACCTCGCCGCGGGGCGGCTCAACTCCTTCACGATCCAGGACGACAACATCGAGTGGTCGATCACGGCGTCGACGGAGAAGGCCAACACGGCGTGGGCGCCTCCACTCCCGTCGCCGATCCCACTGCCGGTCCCGCTCAACGCGCACCGCGGGTTCTACATCACCCGCGTCACGCCGCCAGCGGTCACGGGACCGGACTGCGGCGCGCAGACCCTGTAGCCATGGCCGCCTGAGCCGTGGAACCGGTCCCCCTCTGCCAGCCCTGGCCCATCTCGGGCTGCGCCACCCTCGAAGGGTTCAACCCGGCCGTCACCGGTGTCGGGATGATGGCCGCCTCCGAGCTCCTGTGGGCCGCGTCGGGCCGCCAGTTCGGTACCTGCGAGGTGGTCATGCGGCCGTGCTCGCGGTCGTGCATGGACCAGCCCTTCGGCGGGTGGTGGTGGCGGTCCGAGGGGTTCCACGGCGGCTGGCCGTACGGCCCGGTCCACGGGGGCTGGGTGGCGGCTGTGTGCGGCTCCTGCACCGGGGGGTGTAGTTGTACCTCCGCGGCCCAGCTGGCCCTCCCTGCGGCCGTACAGGCGGTCTCAGAGGTGACCATCGACGGCGCGGTCCTGCCGCCGTCGGGTTACGCGTTCTACCCGGGGCCCGGCCTGCCGCGCCTCGTCCGGAGCGACGGGGGTGAGTGGCCGTTCTGCCAGGACTGGGGGGCGTTCGCCGGGGACGGCGTGTTCGAGGTGACGCCCGTGTTCGGGCAGGCCGTCCCTGCGCTGGGCGCGCTCGCCATGGGCGAGGTGCTTCCCGAGGTGCTCAAGGCCTGCAAGGGCGACGACTGCCGTCTCCCCGCGGGCACCGTCCGGTCGAAGGTCCGCCAGGGGGTTCAGAAGGTGTTCGTAGACCCCGCGGTCCTCGAGAAGGGCCGGACCGGCCTGCCCCTCACCGACCGGTTCCTCCACGCGTTCAACCCCGACGGGTTGACCTCGGGCGCCCGGGTGTGGAACCCGGACGAGATCCTCGACGGGGGTCCGTGGCGAGAGGCCCCGACGTGATCCAGGCGTCGGCGCTGACCGCGCTCAAGTTCGGGATCCTCGACGCGGTGAGCTACCAGCTGTCCCTGACCCCGGCCGAGGCGCCGGCGCGGGCCGCGGTGTACCCGGGCGCGGTGGTGCCGTGGGACGACTGCGAGTGTGGGCTCCTGGCCGTCCACCACGCCTCGATCTACCCGTCGAAGTCGTTCCCCGAGGTGGACCGGACCGGCCCGTTCAACGGGCGCTGTGAGCCGACCTGGTGGGTCGTGGACATCCGGGTGACCGTGGCCCGCTGTGTGCCCGAGACCGACACCGAGGACCCACCCACGGTCGAGGCCGTGAACGACGCCGCGATCATCGCCGACCGGGACGTCGAGGCCATGCTCGCCGGGGTCGAGTGCGCGCTCGCCTCACACACCCGCCGGGTGGTCGCGGTCGCGCCCGGTGGGCCCGAGGGGCAGTGCGCCGCCCACGAGCTCTCGGTGCTGGTCGGGTTCCCGAACTGCCCGGCGGTGTGTCCCTGATGGCCAAGATCAACCGTGGCGAGCGCAACCGGATCGTGCTGTCCCCGACGGGGCCGGTGGCCCGGGACCTCGCGCGGCGCGCCGAGCGGGTCGTGTCCCGGGCGAAGGTGCTCTGCCCCGTGGACACCGGCCGTCTGCGCGCGTCGATCGTGTCGACCCGCCCCGCGCCGAAAGGCACCGGCCTGTCGGTGAAGATCGGCGCCGGCCGGGTGGTCGGCACGAACGTCGAGTACGCGCTCGCCGTGCACGAAGGCGCGGCCGGGCCCGGGGCCCCCCGGTCGTGGCGGATCGCCGCATCACGCGGGGGTGGGCCCCCGGCTCGTAGATTCCTCACGAATGCACTCCCCGCGATGCGGGGCTGACACCGGGAGACGACATGGACATCGAGATCAAGGACCACTCAGACCTCAAGAGCGACAAGCGGGTACGGATCCCGCTCAACGGCGAGACCTACTACGCCCGGGCCTACGTCCCGGCCGAGGTGACCCTCGCCGCGGTCGGCGCGAACTCCGACCCGGCGGCGATGAGCGCGCTGGTCGAGGCCGTCGAGGCCAACCGCGAAGGCAAGGACGTCAGCCAGGAGGTGCTGATCGAAGCGGCGAAGGCCGGGAACACGGCGACGAACCGGGCCGTCATGTTCATGCAGGCCGCGCTCGAGCCCGAGTCCGCGGCCCGGTGGGCACAGGCCATGGCGTCGTCCGGGCCCGAGTGCATCACCCTCGCTCAGGTGATGGCCGTGTACCGGGACCTGATCGCGGCGTACTCGTCCCAGGACGGTGGTGAGCCCCGCCCTACTACGCCGCGGTCATCCTCGTCGGGTGGGCGCGGCGGTCGTGGGCGCGCTTCGACGGCTGGTGCGCGTCGAAAGGGGTAGACCCGTGCGCCCTGCCCTTCGGTCGCTTCCTCAACCTGGTCTGGTACTGGGCCACCGCGGGCGCGACCGAGGAGCAGCTAGCCGAGCTCGAAGCCGCTCTCGTGGAACCCGAACCGGTCCCGGAGCGCGACCCCGAGCTCGACAACGTGGTGGCGCTCGCGCCGGCCGGGGTCCGGCCACCGTCGTGGTGGAAGGGTGACCGGGCGGCGTTCGCCAGCAACGTGAAGGCACAGGAGCAGATGTCGAAGCTGCCGTAGACCGGGGGAGGTGAGACCGTGGCAGGGCCCATCGAGGAAGCGTTCGTAGAGATCACGTCGCGGTCCACCTCCCTCGACCGCGACCTCGAACGCATCGAGGGTTCCCTCGAAGGCATCGAGGACCAGGCCGAGGAAGTCGGCGAGGGCATCGAGGACGCGTTCTCCGAGGCCGGTGAGGCCGTCGAGCGGGCGATGGTCGAGGCGGCCCGCCAGGTGGCCCGCACGTTCGAGGAGACCGACGGGGACGCCGAGGCCGCGGCCGAGGGGATCGAACGGGCCTTCGAGGAAGCGGCCCGGCAGGTCGACCAGGCCCTGGCCGACATCGGCGGGGCCGAGGCGTTCGCCGGCATCGAGGACGGCGCGCAGCGGGTCGGGGAGACCATCGAGCGGGCGTTCACCGAGGCCCGTCGTGCCGCGGACCGTCAGCTGGACCAGATCGGTGGCGCGGGCGGGTTCGCGGCGCTGGGCGCGTCGGCCGAGTCCGCCGGTGAGGCCGTCGAGCGGGCGTTCTTCGAGGCGTCCCAGGGGGCCCAGGAGGACCTGCGGGACATCGGCGGCGCGGACACCTTCGCCCCCGTCGTCGTCGGCGCCGAGGCCGCCGCGGAGTCCGTGGAGCGGTCGTTCCGCGACTCCTCCAACGACTCGATCCGGGCCATCGGGCGGATCGGCGCGACCGGGGCCGCGTTCTCGCTCGTCGGCACCGGGGCGGCCGGCGCGGCCATCGGGGTCGGGCTCCTCACCGCGGCGACGGTCGGGTTCGGCCTGTCGTCGGCCGCGACCCTCGAACAGACCCAGATCGGGTTCGAGGCCCTCCTCGGGTCGGCCGAGGAAGCCGACGCGTTCATCCGTGAGATGCAGTCCTTCGCGGCCAACACCCCGTTCGAGTTCCAGGGGCTTGCCGACAACGCCCGGCGGCTCCTCGCCATCTCCGAGGCCGCGGGATTCGCCCAGGACGACATCATCCCCCTCCTCACGACGTTCGGGGACCTCACCTCGGTGCTCGGCGCCGGGCAGGAGTCCATCGACTCGGTGATCCGCGCGCTCGGCCAGATCGCGTCGCGGGGCAAGGTCTCCACCGAGGAGATGTTGCAGCTGGCCGAGGCCCTCCCGGGCTTCTCGCCGTTCCAGGCGATGGCCGACGGGCTCGGGCTCACGACCGCCGAGTTGCAGGAACAGATCAGCGCCGGGCTCGTGCCCGCCCAGGAAGGCATCGCGGCGCTCATCGCCGGGATGGAGGAGTTCCCCGGCGCGGCGGGTGCCATGGCCGCCCAGGCACAGACCCTCACCGGGATCTTCTCCACGTTCAAGGACACGATCAGCCTCGCGCTCACCGAGGCGTTCCAGCCCCTGATCCCGACCGTCAAGGACGCGCTCACCGGGCTGACCCCCGTGATCGGCGAAGCGCTCGGGGTCCTCGCGCCGGCGATGAGCGGCCTGGCCGCGCTGGTCCTCAACTCGCTCACCCCGATCATCGAGACCCTCGGCCCGGCGTTCGCCGTGTTCCTCGACGGGCTCACCGGCGGGCTTGAGATCCTCGGCCAGTCCGGCGGGCCCGTGCTCGAAGCGCTCGGGACCATCCTCGAAGAACTGGGCCCCGTGTTCCGCGAACTCGGCTCCGCGCTCGCCCCTGTGGCCGAGCTACTCGGCGCCCTGGTGTCCACCCTGGTCCCACCCCTCGCGAACCTCCTGGGCGGCCTGGTGCGGGCCGTGACGCCGCTCCTGACGGTCCTGTCCGAGCTCGGCGTGATCTTCCTCGAAACCCTCGAGCCCGCGCTGAACGACATCGTGCCGATCCTCGAGGACGTCGCCACGCAGTTCCTCGGCGCGTTCGTCACCGCGTTCGAGGCCATCAAGCCGGACATCCCCGAGCTCGCTGTCGCCTTCGGGGAACTGGCCGTCGCCCTGGCCGGGGTGCTGGTCGCGCTCACCCCCCTCCTGCCCGACTTCACGAAGCTGCTCACCCTCATCCTGATGGCCGAGGTCGAGCGGTCCATCACGATGATGAATCTGTTCGCCGACGCCATCACCTTCATCACCCCCCTCATCGAGTTCCTCGCCGAGAAGATGGCCAGCCTCCACGACGTGATCATGGTCGTCGGGGGGGTGCTGAACTTCCTGTGGAACAGCATCCTCGTGCCCCTCGGCAACTTCCTCGTCGCCTCGTTCCAGACCGCCGTCGCCGCGGTCGCGGCCGTGTTCAACGGGGTGATCGTCCCGGCCATCAACGCTGTGGTGACCGCGGCCAGCTTCCTGTGGAACAGCATCCTCGTGCCGTTCTGGGAGTTCATCCGAGGGCCCCTCACCGTCGCGTTGCAGGTGCTGGCCGTCGTGGTCCTCGGGCCGCTCATCATCACGATCGCCTCGGTGTCCCGTGCCGCGATGTTCCTGTGGCGCAACGTCCTCGTGCCCCTCGGCAGCTTCGTGGGGGGCGTCCTCGCCGGCGCGTTCCGGATCGTCTCAGGGATCGTGTCCGGGGTGTTCCGCGCCGCGATCACCGGGGTCACCACCGCGGCCAGCTTCCTGTGGCGCAACGTCCTCGTGCCCCTCGGGTCGTTCCTGTCGTCGGCGTTCAACACGGCCGTCGCGGTGGCCCGAGGTGCCATCTCGTCGTTCCGGTCGATCCTGTCGTCGGCGACGTCGACCGTGACGAATCTCCTCACCACCGCGCTTAGCCCCGTCGTGTCGTTCCTGCGGGCCACGTGGAACGCCGTGTGGAACGCGGCGCGGGGCCCGGTGTCCCTGTTCCGGTCGGTCATCTCCGGGGCCGTGAGCGGCCTACAGAGCCTGCTGAACATCGCCGGGGACGTCATCTCGAAGATCGCGAGCCTCAAGGACGCGATCAGCAACATCCCCGGCGCCGGGGTGCTCGGCGACATCACCGGCGCGATCGGTGGCCTGTTCGCGTCGGGCGGCATCTTCGATGAGCCCACCCTCGGCGTGATGGGCGAGGCCGGGCGCGAGGTGCTGTTGCCGCTCACGGACCCGAGCCGCACCCTGCGCCTGGCCCGCGAGTCCGGGGCCCTCGACGTCCTCGCCGCGCAGCTGGCCCGCGCCGGCGGGTCGTCCACCCCCGTCGGCACGACCGGTACCATCCCGGCGGCTGGGACCACGATCATCGTGCAGGAGGGCGCCGTGCAGATCATCCTCCCCCGGGGTGTCACCCGGGCCGAGGCCGACATGGCGGGCGAAGCCGCCGCGTCGGGGTTCATGCGCACCGTCCAGGAACGGCGCCTCGCCGCGATCGCGGGGACTCGGTAACCCGTGCCCGAGTGGAACCCGTCGGCCCCAAAGGTGGTCGGCCTCGAGTGGCGCGGGCACTACCCGTACGCCGATGTCCAGCTGGGCGGCGGGCAGACCCGGAAGGGGCAGCGGATCCGGGCCACGGCCACCGAGACGATCGGGGGCCTGCAGCTGGGCATCGCCCCGACCGTGGCCGGGTCGGCGCCGCTGTTCGCGCTGGTCGAGGTGTACGACGAGGACGACCTCATCGTGCCCCAGGCCGACATCGCCGTCTCGAAGCACGCCCCTAACGCGCATGGGACCGGCACCGGGATCGGGCTGTGGCGCACCCAGGCCGGGGGGTCCACGAACATTCACCTCTCGATCGATGACGCCGTGGTGTTCCCGCCGATCGGGACCGACTACATCCGGAACCTCAACGCGTCATCGACCACGCACTTTCACATGGACACCGGGTCGTTCCCGCTCACCCGGCGGGTCGGGCGGCTGCGCCTGCGGATGGTCACGAAGTGCGGGCCCGGCTTCCGGGACATCTACTTCCGGCTCCTGCACGTCCCGTCCTCAACCCAGTATTTCCCGCCCGGCGACAAGATCAAGACCCACGGGTTCGGGCTCCTCTCCGAGATCGACCTCGGCGAGATCAACCCCGTCACGCTCCTGCCGTGGACACCCCTCGACGTCCGAGGGTTCGGCTCGGCGGCAAACGTCTGGCAGGTCCAGATCACGGGTGCCGGGTCGGCCGCGAGCCCCCTACAGGTGCTCAGCCTCGAGCTCGAAGTCCAGTACGTCGTCGCCGAGAACCGGCTCGCGGTCGGCACGTGGCGCCGCCCCCCCATGACGACGACCACCCTGCCGGACCTCATCACGCTCGACGCGCTTGTGCGTCCTGACGGGTCGGGCGGCTGGACGAACGGCTTCTCGAAGGTCAACGGGGTCGACCACATCTACGTCCCTCGCCGGGCCCATGACCTCATGGTCGGCGGCAACCTCGCGCCCGCCACCGACATCCGCTGGCACTTCGTCGGCGGCAACGACTCGGCGGGATCCAACCCTCCCCCCGTCCCCGAGATGCGCTCGGCCGACGTCACGATCGCGGCGAACTCCTCGATGGTCGGCGCGGTGATGACCGCGACCCCGTTCACCGGTCACCTCGCCGGCACCGTCGTCCCCCTGGTCTCCGGGTCCGGGGCGGCGTCGGTCGACAGCCAGCCGTACATGGCACCCGGCGAGGCCGGGATGCTCGCGGTCGGGGACGACACGTCGATCCTCACGACGTTCGTCGCGCCGGCCAGCGCCGCGTACCTCGGCATTCGCTTCGTGGTCCGCCCACCCGCCGACGGCGAGGGCACCCTACGGGTGACCGTCCACTCGTGGAACGGGACGACGCCCGCCCTGGCGAACCCGCAGATCGGTGGCGTGCTCGACATCAGCGCCGCGGACCTGCTCGCCACCGCGGCGATGCCCAACATGCCCGCCGGGTACCGGGAGGTGTCCGGGTTCCTCGACCTGGCCGCGTCGCTCACCGCGACCGGGGACTATTACGTCAAGCTCAACAAGATCGATGGCACCGCGGGCACCACATGGGATCTGCAACCCGTCGACACCGACGAGAACACGTCCCGGTCGTTCCAGGGGACCGCCGACGGGTTCCTCTACGCGCTCGATGACATCGGCGGCGGATCGATCGCGGCGACGGACCTCAACATCGGGCTCGTGCTCTACCAGCAGCCCCCGCCCCCCACCGGGCTGGCCGCGTCGGTGGTCACCGACCCTCAAGTGTTCTTCTACGGCGGGTGCGTTGTATCCGGCGCCGGGTGCGACGTCGAGGCCATCGACGGGATTCACCTCAGCTGGGGGAGTCCGACCACCGGGTACGGCTCTCTGTTCGAGGCGTGGAACGTCCAGCGCCGAGACTTCGGGTCGGACCAGTGGTGGCAGATCGGTCACGGCATCAGCGCGGCCAACAAGTTCTTCACGGACTGGGAGCTCACACGCAACCGGCCGGCGAAGTACCGCGTGCGCACGGAGCTCACCGACGGGTCGTTCTCGGCGTGGGTGGAGACCGCCCCGGTCGTGCTCGACTCACCCGGCGCTGTGGGGGACGGGGCGTCGACCCCAGATCATCCCGACTTCGCTCTCGTGGACCTCGACTTCCGGGCCTACGTCGCCGCCGACGACTGGACCCCGGGTGGGTTCGGATCGATCATCGCGGGTCAGTGGATCGCGCCATCCCAGCAGCAGTGGTACCTCGGCATCGACACGACCGGGCGGCTGGTGTTCGGCTACTCCACGACCGGCGCGAATACCACCACGCGCACGGCGACAGTGGCGACCGGCTTCGCCAACGGGACGCCGCACTGGGTGCGGGTCACCTTCGACGCGAACAACGGTTCGGGCCAGCACGTCGTGACCTTCTACGGCTCCGACGACGGGGTGACATGGACGACGATCGGGGCCCCGGTCGTCACCGCGGGCACCGTGACGATGTTCAACTCGACGTCGCCGCTACAAGTTGGCCCGCTCCTCGGCTTCGCCGGTCAGGTCCGGTCCCTTGAGCTCCGGCCCCTCATCGACGGGACGATCGCCACGAACCCGGACTTCACGATCCAGCCCGTCGGCGCGACCTCCCTCGTGGACTCCACCGGCAAGACGTGGACCGTCGTCGGCGCCGCTCAGCTGGTCGGCACCGGGGAGGGCATCGCGCAGAGCTACGACGCCGAGGTGCTGTTCGTGTCGAACGCGCGCCCGGACCTGAACGTCGCCTACACCTACGACCCCGAGGTGCCCGTCGAGTTCCTCGACCACGAGAACGACCATCTGATGGTCGTGCAGGGGGCCCCGTTCCGGGTGGCGTTCCTCGACCCCCACAACCGGGGCATGGGCATCACCTACCGGATCCGGCCCGTGTTCGGCGAGCCCCCGGTGGACGAGATCGGGTTCCCCCTGCCGATCGAGGAGGTGTACGCGCCGCTGGTCAACATCGCCCGGTCACGCGGCGGGCGCACCATCCCCTACGTGTGCGTGTTGGACTACGAGGGCGGCCGGCGGTTCGGGTACATCCGCCTCGGCAACGGGGCCCGCGACATCCTCGACGTCAACGTGCCCGGCTACGAGCTCAACGTCGCGGTCACCCCCCTCACCGACCGCCCGGCCGTCGTGGAGTTCTGACCGATGGCGTGGCCGCCGTCCACCGACGACCTCCTCGACCTCGTTGCCGCCGACGTCTACCAGCGCGTCGACACCTACCGGTTCGACCTCACCGACCACGGCGGCGACGTGATCGGCCAGCTGACCCCGGACTTCGAGAGCGCCCCGCGCATGACGAACGACACGGGCCGGTCGGTGATGCGCACGATCGACAACCTGCAGCTGCCTGCCTCCGAGACCCGTCACATCGACGGGATCAAGGACCGGTGTGTTGTCCACATGGTCCTCGAGAACGGTGCCGAGGAGCGGCTCGGCGAGTTCCTGTGGGGGGACGACACCCACCCGGTCCGGGAGTGGGGCCACGAGCATCACAGCGTCCTCGTGGACCTCCTCCACCCGCTCACCTCGAAGTCCGGTCGGACCTCGGGGAGCAAGGTCGGGCAGAACGTCGTGCAGCGCGCCGTCGACCACGCCCGCCTGGTCGTGTCCGCCGTGGTGATCGACGCGGTGCCCGACCCGACCACCCTCGTGACACCGCTCGGGTGGACCCCGGACGACACCTACCAGGCCATCATCAACGACCACCTCAAGACGGTCGGCTACCTGCCCTGCTACTACGACCGGCACAGCCGCCTGCAGATCCGCCCGGTGCCCGACCCGGCGGTGAGCCAAGCCACCCTGTTCTACGGAGACGCTGGCCGGATCGAACGCGACTCGATCACCGAGTCCGACGACAACCTCAAGGCCCCGAACGAGTTCGTCGCTTACGACTCGTCCGCCCAGGGCACCCCCCGGATCGGCCGGTACCGGATCCCCGCCGACGCCCCCCACTCCGTCGAGAACCGGTCCTACGTGTGGCGGCACGTCGAAGGAATCCAGGGCCTGGCATCCCAGGCCGCCGCGGACAAGGCCGCCCGCGCCATGGCGACCCTCGACCGCGAATCCACCTACGCGTGGCGCACGTGGACCTCGGCAGCCGACCCCCGCCACGACACGTTCGACATCATCGACTTCTACGGGGAGAACTACCTCGAGGTGCGCTGGACGCTTGAGCTCGCGCCCGGCGGCCGGATGACACACCAGGCGAGGAGGGTCTACTGAGATGTCGGTCACCCAGTCCGAGCGCGACACCATGATCCAGGCCGTCATGGGAGAACTGGTCCCGATCCTCGAACGCGGCATCGGGAGCACCGTCGCCGCCGCCGTCGATCGGGCACCGACATGGGCCGTGGTCCCCGGCAAGATCCACGCCACGAACGGGCCCGTCGCCGAGGTGGAACCCGACGACACGCCCGGGGAGACGATCGAAGCCATCCGGCTCGATGACTTCCAAGGGGTCTCCGGTGGGGTCATCGGCTCCCGGGTCCGGACGCTGCTGCTGCGCATCCCACCGTCAGGGATCTACTGCCTCGGCGCGATCCCCGAGGATCGGCCCGAGGTGGACGCCACGAACCCGTCGTTCTTCCGGTCGGTCAGCGACGACATCCCGCGGGGGGCAGGGGTGCTCACCGACATGACGACCACCGCGGACCTCACCGGCGGGTACCTCTACTCGGTCCACGCCCACGGCGAGGTGGGCTTCGGGACCGCGAACGTTCCCTACCGCGGGGAGCTCGACCAGGACGGCACCATCATCGGTAGCTTCTGGCGTTTCGCCGATCCGGACATCGCCGGCGCGAGCAGCAACGAGGGATTCGACTCTCAGGTCCGCTTCGTCGCCGCCGAGGACATCGAGGGGTCGGTGTTCACCGTCGGGTTCGGCGCCGGATCAGGTGGCATTCAGCAACTCCTCGGCAGCGCCGGGGCGCCACGCACTCTCTCGGTCACCTGCCTCGGGCCGGCGCGCGGGGTCGCCGCCCCGTGACCCAGCGCGCAGTAGCGTTGAGCCGATGACCCTCACCCTCAACGACCTGTCGGTCCCGGCCCCGCCGCCGGGCCCCGCCGACTGGAACGACGAAGGGGTCGCGGTCCACCGAGGCCTGATCCCTCCCACCGTCATCGACCCCTACCGAGCCGCGTGGAAGGACGCGCACGGGTTCCGTGAAGTGGTGTACCCCCCAGACGCTGTCGGCGTCCCAGGGAGCCACACAGGCCGACTGGTGGCAACCCAGCCCCACGGGTGGAACTACGCGACGCCGTACCGGGATGTCCCGGAGCTCCTCGACCTCGTGTGTGACCCCGCGCTGGCCGAGATCCTCGAGGGGCTCCTCGGTGAACCGGCCGGGGTGCACCTCAACCTGTCGGGGTGGGTGACCACCGAGCGGGACTGGCACCAGGACACCTACCTGAACCCGCCCGAGGTGGGTGACGCCTACGCCGCGGTGTGGATCGCGCTCGGCCATGTCACCGTCGAGTCGGGGCCGTTCCAGTACGTGCCCGGGTCCCACCGCTGGCACACCCTCACCCGGGACCTCATCGCCCGCCACGTCGACACGACCGACCCGAACTGGCCCAAGCACACCGAGACGATCCTCACCCCGCTGGTCGAGAAGGAGATCGCGGAGCGCGGCGACGAGGTGGTCAGCCACCTGCCCATGTACGGGGACGTGCTCATCTGGCACGGGCGGCTCTACCACCGCGGGTCGCGGGCCCAGCTGCCCGGCGCGTACCGGCCAGCGCTGATCGCCCACTACTCGGGGATTCACCACCGGCCCGACATGCCCATGGCCGTCCAGCACCCGGCGGGCGGCTGGTACTTCCCCATTGACGGCCACCAGCCCGTGCGCTGATGGGGTGGCGCGAGGACCGGGCCCGTCACCTGTCTCCGGTGACGAGGGACCCGGACGGGTTCATCCGGGCCAAGGGCGCGACCGTCACCCCAGGGCGTCTGCGCGGGCTCCGGCGCCTGGTGCATGTCCACCGGTGGGACGGGAGCACCGGGCCCGTCGACCCCGTGACCCGCGGGCCGGTGGTCGCGCCAGGCCGGTGCATCACGATCGAACGGTGCCGGTGCGGCGCCGAGAAAGAGGAGACCTCATGGGTGAGCATGTGAACGTCGGCTGTGGACCGCACCGGGCCCCGCCCCCGTGGGTGAACCTCGACGTCCACGAGGGCGACGGGGTGTTCCCCGACGTGCTGGTCGAGGACGTCAGCCGCCCACTCGCCGCCTACGCCGACGGCACCGTCAGCCGGGTCTACATGGGCCACGTCCTCGAGCACGTGCCCTGGCCCGAGGTGGGGGCGTTCCTGGCCGACATCGCGCGGGCACTCCACCCGGCCGGGGAACTCTGCGTGGTCGGCCCCGACCTCCTGCGCACGATCGAGGGGTGGCACGGGGGCACCGAACCGTGGCAGCTGGTCGAGTCGGTGATGGAGTCCCCGTGGCCCTACGCGAACCCGGACCAGGACGGCGAGACGTGGGCGTGCGCGAACGCGTGGACGAACGCCCGGCACTGGTGGAACTGCTACGAGGCCCGGGTCGTGTGGGCCCTCGAAGCCACCGGGCTGTTCGCCGAGGTGAAGCCCCGCACCCTCGACGCCGAGAGCCTCGGCACGTGGCCGGTCGTCGCGTACACGCCATGGCAGTGCGCGGTCACCGGGGTCCGGGCCGATGCGTGAACCCCGCTCGGTGCTGACGATCGGGACCTTCGACGTCCCCCACCTCGGCCACGCCTACCTGTTCCGGGAGTGCGAGCGGTTCGGGGCCTTGACCGTCGGGCTCAACACCGACGCGTTCGTAGAGAGCTACAAGGGTCACGCCCCGGTGTTCCCATGGCACGCCCGCCGGGACCTCATTGCCCGCATGGGGTACCCCGTCGTCCCCAATCACACGGCGGGGCGCGACCTCATCGACCGGATGCGCCCGCACGTCCTCGTGATCGGCTCGGACTGGGCCCGCCGGGACTACTACGCGCAGATCGACGTCGACCAAGACTGGCTCGATGAGCACCGGATCACGATGGTGTACGTCCCCCGGGTCGAGGGCCTGTCCACCACCGAACTCAAGGCGCGGCTCGGGTGACCGTCACCGCCGTGGTCGTCGGTCACGCGGACCCCGCCGGCATGGCCCGCCAGGTCCGGGACATGACGACCCAGACCCGCCCGGCCGACGAGGTGATCGTGCTCGGGTGTTGCTTCGAGTCCACCGCGTTCCCGGGTGCCGACGCGGCCGTCGTCGCCGCCCACGTTGAGGACTGGGGCCACCGGCTCTGCGACATGGGCATCCGCCTCGCGTCCCAGCGGTACGTGCTCCTCGCCGCCTCCGACGACCTCTACGCCCCCACGTTCCTCGAGACCATGGCCGGGCGCGAGGCCGACGTGATCTACGGGGACTACTGGACGCACCTCCTGCCCGGCGTGATCGTGTCGCGGCCCGAGGTGGGCAAGATCACGCGGGGCAGCTTCCTCGTGCGCACCGAGCTCGCGCAGCGGGTCGGGTACCGGCACCGCGAGTACCACGCCGATGGCCTGTTCGTGGACGACCTCATGGCCGCCGGCGCGGTCGCCGAGCACGTCCCCGGCGTGCTCTACTGGCACCGATGAGGAGGGCGGCGTGAAGGTCTGGATCTACCCCCTCGACCCGTGGGGGTGCGGGCACTACCGGATGTTCTGGCCGGGGCACGCCGTCGCCGAGGCCGACGACCTCGACGTCGACGCGCTGGTGATCACCCCGGACCTCCGGAAGGTGACTCTCAACCTCGGCTTGCAGGGCGAGGTGTCCTCCGAGGAGTTCCCCGCGGTCGAGGGTGACGTCGTGGTGTTCCAGCGGCCGACCGGCGCGTTCATGCCCCGGGTCGTGCAGCTGCTACAGGCCCGGGGTGTCGCGGTGGTCATCGACATGGACGACGACCTCTCCTGCATTCACCCGCGCAACCCGGCGTTCGCACTCCACCACCCGCGCGACGGCCGGTCCCACCACTCGTGGAAGCACGCCGCGGAGACGTGCCGGGTCGCCACGCTCGTGACCGTCACCACCCCCGCGCTCGCCCAGCGGTACGGGGCCCATGGCCGGGTGGCCGTGATCCCGAACTTCGTGCCCCGCAAGTACCTCGACGTCGACCACGAGGACTCGGCGGACATCGGGTGGGGCGGCGCCGTGTTCTCGCACCCCGACGACCTGCAACAGGTCGGCCACGCGATCCAGCGCCTGGTCGCCGAGGGGCATGTGTTCCGGACCGTCGGCGAGCCCGACGGGGTAGGGGCCGCGCTCGGTCTCGACCGCGACCCACCGTCGACCGGCCCCGTGCCCATGGACCAGTACCCGGCGTCGATCGGCACGTTCGGGATCGGCATCGCGCCCCTCGCGGACACCCAGTTCAACCGGGCGAAGTCCCGTCTCAAGCCCCTCGAATACAGCGCCGTGGGTGTCCCCTGGGTGGGCTCGGACCTGCCCGACTACCGGGCCTACCACACCCAGGGATGCGGCGTGATCGTGCGCCGTCCCCGCGACTGGGAACGGGTGCTCCGGTCCCTGGCCCGCGACCCTGCCCGCCGGGTCGAGCTCTCCGCGGTGGGGCGCGAGGTGGCCGCCCGGAACACCCTCGAGGGGAACGCCTGGCGTTGGGCCGAGGCGTGGACCCGTGCCGCGGACCTCGCGCCGTCGGTCCGCCCGCCGGCACCCACTCGCACCGAGTGGTCGCTGCCCGGTCTGCGGTGATCCGTCCGCGCGCTGCGTCGAGAGCGTACGATGCGTGCCGTGCCACCCACCGACGACCCCGGATCCCCGTTCGGCCCCACCGTCACACCCGCCGACGCGGACGCCCTCGACGCGCTCGCCGACGCCGGGATCGGCGAAGGGGACTTCGGCGAGGATCACGCCACCCCCGCAGACCTCCTCGAACTCCACGAGGTGCTCGAATGGGAGACCGCCGTCGGAGGGGGCATCGCGGTCCCGGCCGACGGCACCCTGTCCCCACCCATCGTGGGTGACGGGACCGGCGAGGCCCTCCCCCCGGTCGAGGAGGACGACGATGCCTCGTGACCTCGGCGGCGGTGTCCAGCTGATCCTGCGGTCGGAGTGGGGTGCCCGCGCTCCTCGGAGCCGTACCCCGTTCACTGCCGACCGCGGGTCCACGGCCCACTGGGAAGGGCCCCACATGGGTAGCTTCCCCCACACCAGTTGCGCGTCGAAGGTCCGAGGCATCCAGAACTTCCACATGGACGGCCAGGGATGGTCGGACATCGCCTACACGGCGCTGGTGTGCCCCCACGGGTTCGTGTTCGAGGGCCGGTGGGTCGGGATCCGCACCGCGGCCAACGGGACCACCGCCGGCAACGACGGCTGGTACGCGATCTGCTACCTCGGCGGCGAGGGCGACGTGTTCACGTCCGCGGCGAAGCGGGCGTTCGATGCGGCCTTCGACTACCTCGACGCCAGCGGCGGCGCCGGACCCGACGAGAACTGCCACCGCGACCACAAGCCCACCGCCTGCCCAGGCGACACGATCTGCGCGTGGGTACGCGCCGGGTCGACGCCACCCGGCTCGCTTCCCCCACCCGTTCCCGAGGAGGACGACATGCCCCGACCCGTGCTCTGCCGAGACAGCGCGAACAAGCTGTGGCTGCTCGACGGCCAGACCCGGCGCTTCATCCACGACGACGACGTGGACGAGGTGCGCCGGTTCTTCAACCCTCAGCAGGACTCCGACGGGCGTGCCTTCACGGACCTGCCCGACGGGTTCATCCACAATCACCCCGACATCGGCGTGATCGCGACCACCTCCCTGATCCTCGGGGAGACCGCCGAGGACGTCGACACCCTCGTCGGCGAGTAGGACCACACCCCCCTCGATCTGTCCGTGGGCGGCCAGGGACGTGAGGCCCAGACCAGGTGAGCCGTGACCCAGGTATCGGAATCGACCCGTTCATCAACGTGGCTGGACGTGGTAACGGTGCTGACGTGCCTCGGCTTGATCGCGTTCGAGGTGGTGGCCCGTACTGGTCGGACCTCGGTGCTGTTGGCACTCACCGGGCTGATCCTGTCTCTGGCGACCCGCCGGGTAGACCGGCGGCGCGATCGGGTAGAACGGGAAGCACGCGACGCGGAGGGCGAGTGAACGTGCTGTCCCTGTGGGTGCTCGAGGAGCACCCTCTCACCACGCTGCTGTTCGTAGTCATGGCCGTGGCCGTCGTCGCCGCCGAGCTCGCGGGGGTCCGGTGGCGGTGAACGACCCGGACGCCGAGGCCGAGGAGCCGCCGGGGTGGGGCCGACGTGTCCTGCGGTCGGTCGGGCGGTTCCTCGGCCACGGCACCGTCGCCGTGGTGATCGTCGTGGTCGTCGGCGTGGCCGGGTTCTGGCGCATCGAGAACGAGATCCGAGACCGGCAGGCCCAGGACTGCATTGACGACTGGGCCCGGGTCGACGGTGGCCGCGAGGCCGTGGCCGAGACGATCGAGGTGCTGATCCGGGTGTTCCCGGACGCCGACCCCGAGGTGGTCGCCCGGGCCCGCCGCGAAGCCGAAGCGGCCGGGCGGGAAATCCCGCTCCCGGCCTGTGACCTCGACGCCGCCCTATCCCGGGACGGCGACTAACCCACCACGGGGAGGACCATCGTGGAACCGCTCACCCTTGTCGCCCTGGCGCTGCTGGCCGCGAAGGGCGTCAGCACCGTCAAGTACGCGCTCGCCCGCGACTTCGCGTCGACCTCGACACAGGTGCTGTCGTGGGCCTTCGGCGTGGCCGTGATCGCGCTCGCCGCCCAGGCCGACATCGCCGCCGGGCTCGACATCGCCGGCACGCCGCTCGGGCAGCTGGACTTCCCGTCGCAGATCTTCGTCGGCCTGAGCCTCGGCTCGGCGGGGTCGACGGTCGTGGACTTCCGGAAGGCCATCGACCAGTCCGATTCGGCCCGGGAGCCCGCGCTCGGCGGCGGGCCCGTTCCGCCTGCCCAGGCTGCCTAGCGGCTACACTCGACCCCTGCCGCCGTCGTGCGGTGTCCTCAAGGGGTTGAGGGAGTCATGCGAGCACCCCCGGGTTCGTCCCGGGGGTGCTGCGCGTCTACTGGCCTGTCGCTCGCCGTCGTGAGGTGTCGCGGTTGGGGTGGTGGTGCCGGAACCGTTCGGCGCACTTGTTGCAGAGCCACGACCCGTTGGCCGCGATCCACCTGAGCCGACCTCGACGTCGGCCGTTGCAGTGCTCGCACCTCGACGGACGCGCCGTCGGGGTGGGCATCAGCACGCCTGGGTGGTGAGCGCGTGCCGGGCTTCGACGGTCCGGTGGTCCCCGGCGTGGATCCCGTCGACCAGGAACAGGCCCTGCCCGTCGACGGCTCCCCGCCAGTCGAGGGTGCAGTCCACCCGATCAGCCGGGAGGCCGGTGAGCCAGCTGCGGGCCTGGTCGACCTCGGCCAGCACGCCGGGGAACGTGACCTCGGCGGGCTGGGTGAAGTGGGGGAGGATCACGATGACGTCGGTGGTGCGGGGGACCGCGGCGATCACCCACGACCACACCGCCTCATCGGCGCTGTCCCATCCGCCAGTCCACGTGCCGGCGTCGTTCGACCCGAGGGCCAGGGTGATGGACCGGGGTCGGGTCTGCGCGGCGGTGATCACCTGGGACGCCCAGTGGGACAAGGGCGCGCCGGCGAGGGCGTGCCAGATGTGGCCGTCGCCCTGGGTGAGTCCCGCGGCGACGACCTGCGCGCCGAGGCTGTCGGCGAACACGTGCCGGTCGGGGGAGGTGGGCACCGCGGTCGTTGTGGTGGTCGGCCGGACCGTGGTGGTCGTCGGCCTGGGGACCGGGTTGGGGACCGGGGTGGGGCGGCACGCCGCGGCCCCGGTGAACAGGAAGGTGAGCACCAGGCCGAGGGCCAGGGCCACCAGTCGGGTGGGTCTGGGGTTGGGGTGTGTGGTCATGGCGGACCACGATACCAGCGCGCTGGGGTCCCGAGCAGCCACCCGCCCGGGACCCCAGCGTCCCCGGCTGGCTAGCCCGCCGACGGCGGGGGCGGGTCGAGTACGTACTCGGTCCGCTGGTGCCGGTACTGGCGGCGGCGCCCGATCTGTCGTAGCTGCCAGCGCTGCCCCGCCACGGCCACCGACAGGTCGGGCCCGTCGCACTCGAGGGGCTCGACCACGGTGAGCCGGATGTCGGCCAGCCGGTGCCGCAACTCCCGGATGGCGTCGGCGGCGTCGTCGCGGACCTCGCGCACCGCCTCGTCGGAGTCGACGCCGGTGACCGGGTCGAGACGGGCCAGGATGTCGGCGAGGGTCGCGGCGTCCATCAGAACGGCTCCTCGCCGCGATCCTCGAGAACGGGGTTGGGGGGCGGGGCGATGGCGTCGAGGCGGTTCCACGTGAGGAGCATCCGCCGGTAGTCGATCGGTGACCCGGCGAGCATCTCGGGATCGACCCCGTGGTCGTCGGTCAGCGCCTTGTTGAGCTTCGAGTGATGGAGGCCCTTCACCTCGTCCGCGATGCGGGCGACGTCGGCCGGGTCGATCGACGCGGCCCGGTCCCGGACGGCCTGGCTCATGGCGGTCAGCCGCTCGCCCCAGTCCTCGGGGGCCGGGTCCTCGGGCGTCTCCGGATCGGGGGCCTGTGTGTCCGCTGGGGGATCGTCGGGGGTGTCGGTACCCTCCACCCCCTCCGCGGGGCTGTCCGGGCCGTGTGGCGGCTCTGGTGCGGTGTCTGTGGCAGTGGGCGCGGGCCCCTGCGCGCCACGGACCAGCGCGGTGACCGATTCGGCCACCTCCTCGAGCAGCCATGCCCGCTGGGCGTCCAGGTCCACGCCGCTGGCGCGGGCCTTCGCCTCGAACCCGTTGACCATCGACTTCGCCGTGCGCAGCTGGCGCGGGTTGAGGAGCCGCACCGGGATCGGGTTCCCGTCGCGGGTGAGCGCGGTCGTCGCCACCCACCGCTCGCGGACCTCGGCGCGCAACCCCTCGGGCAGAGCGTTGAGGCGCACCCACACGTCCCAGAGCTCGTCGGCCGGGGCCGGCGCGTTCGCGGCCGCCTCGTGCTCGGCGCGCTCGGCCTGCGGGTCGGTCCACCCGGCCGGGAGCGCCACGGTCCCCGGGTCGAGGGGGAGCCCCTCCTCGTCGGTGACCGCGCCGAGTTCGTCGGGGGAGTAGAGGCCGAGCCCGACCTCGGGGAAGTAGTCATCGACGCAGTACCCGCGAGCCCGCTGCCAGAGCATCCGGGCCGGGTAGTTCCGATAGTTGTCCTTGCACCCGCACGTGTCGACGGTCCACGACCGGCCGTCACGGCTGGTGCGCGTGACCTTCTTGATGTCGTGCTCGAACGGGGTGCAAGTGTTGCCGGCGAGACCGGCCAGCTGCGCGTCCTGCCACGAGAAGATCGACGGTGGGCCCAGCTGCTGGCCGTCGGGTCCGTACGGCACCGCCCCGGCGGACTCGGGCCCGTTGTCGGGGTGAGGCACGATGTACCCCAGGCCCTTCCGACGGAGCAGGGCGTTGAGGAGCTTCGGCGCCAGGGTCGGGCGGCCGTCGACCACGTACACCGTGCGCAGCGCGCCGGCCGGGCCGATCCCGAGTTCCCGGGCGGTCATCAGGATGAGGAGGGCGTTGTACGGCTTGCCGCGCACACCGTCGGGGGCCAGGTCCGACAGGGACAGCATCCGGGCCTGCACGCACAGGTTGAGGAACTCGTCCCGTCCGGCCATGCCCGGGTCGGTGAGCGCGACCTCGGCGGCGGCTTCGATGGCCCGGGCCGCCGAGTCCCAGCGCTCGACGTCAGCCGGGGCGTCGGGCTGGTCGGGCATCACCTCGGGGGTGATCGGGTCGTCGTCGGCGGGCGCGGGGGCCGCGTCGGTCGTGGACATGGGGGGCACCTCTCGGGGTTGGGGGTCTGTGGACATTGTGCCAGGGGGGTGTGACAGCTAGGCCGGGGTGGCCTTGAACACCCGGCGGGTCGCCACCTGCATGACCATCTGCGGGAGCGGGGTCGTGTAGATCTCGCCGGTCTCCGGGTCGGGTTCCTCGACCGTGGCCTGCACGTATCGCCATCCCTCCTCGGGCGGCAGGGGGACCGCGGCGTCGTCACCGGGGACGGCGGCCGCCTTGATCGCGGCCTTCGGCACCTTCCGGACGGTCTCGATCTGCACGAACTCCTCGTGGCCGGTGTCGATGAGCGCGCCCGCCACGGCGTCGGTGTCGTCGGTGAGGAAGATCAACCGGGGCTGGCCGGGGCGCAACGTCACCTGCCCGGCGGGCAGCTTCCACGTCACCTGCCCGGTCGCGTCGTGGACCTGGCGGGCCCACCCTTCGAGCAGCGCGCCCATCCGCTCGCGCTCCCCGTTGATGACCTCGAGCCGCTCGGCGGCCCACGCCTCGACCGCGGCCCGGCGGGCCTTGACCACCGAGTCGACCTCGGCGGCCTTCCGGTCGAGGCGACCGATGCGGGCGAGGAGACGATCTGCGACCTCGGCGTCGGGGGTGCCGGGCCCGAGCGTGTCGTCGTCGCCGGGGTCCGACAGGCCGATCAGCCAGTCGTCAAGATCGGTCTCAAGGGCCGGGTCGGTGACATACCCGACGTCCTGGTCGGGGTGGGGAACGACGGCCATGGGGCACCTCCGGGTGTCCGGATCGGGGGCCCACCATGTTAGCGCGCTGGGCCACGGTGGGGGTGGGTGTCCGGCTCCGGCCGGCGCGGTACTGTCCCCAACCGCTACCACGCGAAGCACCCCCCCGGATGGGCCAGGGGGGTGATCGACCAATGGAGGTGCTGTCTCCGTGGAACACTCTACTACCGCCGACCCTGTGACCTGCACCGGTCAACCGCTATGACCGCCGGGGACGTGCAGCGAGTCCTCGACGGCTACCCCCACGGCGGCACCCGCAAGCTGATCCTCATCGGGATCGCGAATCACGACGGCGAGGGGGGCAGCTGGCCCGCGATCGAGACGCTCGCCAGCTACGCCGGAGTCACGCGCCGCAACGCCCAGAAGGCCATCCGGGTCCTCGAGGCCGAGGGGGTGCTGACCGTCGAGGCCAACGGTGGGGGCCACCGGAACACCCGGGCAGACCAGCGGTCGAACCTCTACGTGATCGACTACGACAGCCTCGGGGACGGGGTGTCGGTAGCGACACCTCGTACCGAACGGGGTGTCGCTGGCGACCCCAACGGGGTGTCGCTGGGGAGCCAACGGGGTGTCGCCACCGACGCGCGAACCCCCCAGAACAAGAACAGAACCCCCCTACCCCTCGCGGGCCTGCCACCCATCCCTGACCGCGAGGGGCCAGACGGCGGACCGTACGCGCTGCGGATCATCGCGGAGCAACGCTTCGAGAAGTGGTGGGAGGCCTACCCGAAACGCGACGGCAAACGCGTCGGTCGCGGAAAGTCCCACAAGATCTGGATGAGCCTCACGCCCGAGGACCACGTGGCCGCGTGGAACGGCGTGCGCAACTACGCCCGGTCCGGGTGGCGGCCGAAGGACCCGGAGCGATGGCTCCGTGACCGATGCTGGGAGGAGTGGCAGGAGGCCGCGGTCCCGGACGGGCCCACCGGCAACGGCACCCAGGCCGTCGGCTACACCGGGCAGGGGCACTCATGGGCGTGAAGGACACGCTCCCCGGCGACGACGCGGTTGAGCTCGCGGTGCTCGGCGACATGTTCAACCTCACCGAGGTGATCCCCGACGTCGCCGCGCTCCTGTCCGGCTCGGACTTCCGGAACCCGCTCATCGGCGCCGCGTTCGACATCATCGTCGCGGCCCACCGCGAGGGACGGGTGCTGGACGGCCCGATGCTCATGCACGAGCTCGATGCCGTGGGACGTCCCCCGGGCCCGGGATGGATCGCGGACATGATGTCGTCCGGGTCGGGTGCGTGGGAGGCCCACGCCCGCACCGTGATCGAGTACCGCGTCCGCCGCGACGGGCTGGCCATCCTCCATGACGCCACCGTGGCCCTGCGCTCACACGCCGACCCCGAGGGGGTGCTCGGTGACCTCGTGACCCGCGTCGAGCGGATCGACCATCCCCTCGGCCGGATTCCCGCCGGATGTCTCACCCTTGAGGACCACCTCGCCCGCGACGAGGAACACCTCGATGAGTGGGTAATCCCCGGGCTCCTGCGGCGCGGCTGGCGCGTGCTGGTCGTCGCCGGGGAGGGCGGCGGCAAGTCCATGCTCCTGCGCCAGTTCGCGGTGCTCGCCTCCACCGGGATCCACCCCCTCGGCTACACCCCGATCGGCCACTGCAACCGGGTGCTTCTCGTGGACCTCGAGAATCCGATCGGCGGGATGCGCCGGTCCCTGCGCAACATCCGCGGCGCGGTCGGCGCCGACTTCGAGCCCGGGAACGTGTTCGTGTGGTCCGAGCCCCGCGGCATCGACATCAACTCACGGCAGGGCCGGCGCGACCTTGAGGCCGCGATCCAGAACGCGTCCCCGTCCCTGGTGCTCATCGGCCCGGCCTACAAGCTGTACCGCCGGCACGGCCGCCAGACCGACGAGGAGGCCGTCGCCGACGTGCAGGCCGTGCTCGATGACCTCCGGATCCGCTACGGGTTCGCGACGATGATCGAGCACCACGCCCCCCACGGCTACGCCGGCACCCGGGACATGCGCCCGGTCGGCACGTCGCTGTGGCTCCGCTGGCCCGAGCTCGGCTTCGGCCTGGTCCCCGAGAAGAAAGAGCGCCCGTACCCCGTGCTCGTCCAGCGCTGGCGCGCCGACCGCGACGCGAACAACTCATGGCCGTCGAAGCTGGACAAGGGGGACCGGTACCCGTGGCTCGGGATCTGGCCCGACGCGTCGTGGTCCCAGGAACAGTTCTGATGCCCATGCCCACCGGACCCCGGCTCGTCGTGGAGTGGGCCGACGGCCAGCTGACCCAGCCCCTGCCCCTCCCCGCGGGGATGACCCCCTGCGAGTGGGTCGCCCGGCTCGGCGAGGTGCTCGGGCCCGACCGCCGGGTCGCGGCCTGGTCCGTGCACCCCGGGAACCCAGCGCGCTAATGTGGGTGGTGGTCGGGGGGTGACGGGTTGCGGCCGAGCCCCCTGGCCACCTCAACCCCTCGACGCCGTGGAGGCACGATGACCACCCGCACCCGCACGATGCCCGACCCGACGCAACGCACCGTCGTGAGCGTGAACCTCGAAGCCCCGATCCACGCCGAGCGCGTGACCCTGGTCGTGCACGAGCGGCCCCTCGACCTCGGCGAGCCCCTCGAGCGCGTGGAGGTGGCCCTCACGTGGGGCCAGACCCGGGCCCTGTTCCACAACCTCGCGTCGATCCTCACGACCGAAATGTCCGTCCGCGAGGAGGAGGCGTGACCGACACCCAGGTCCGGCCCCTCACGAAACACCCGGCGAAGTTCTCCGTCCCCATCCTCGACGTCCTCGACGCGCTGGTCCGCCGTGAGCAGCGCCGCCTCGGCCGACGGATCACCGTGTTCGACCCCTTCGCCGGGGTCGGCCGGGTCCACCGGCTCAAGGGGCCCCGGGTCGACACGTACGGCATGGAGATCGAGCCCGAGTGGGCGGCCTGTCACAGCGCCACGACGTGCGGTGACTCCCTCCGGTACATGCACCAGACCACCCAACGCTTCGACGTGGTGGTCACCTCCCCGTGCTACGGCAACCGGCTGGCCGACCACCACGACGCCCAGGACGGGTCGACGCGCCGGTCCTACACCCACGACCTCGGCCGGGCACCCACCGAAGGGTCATCGGCCACGCTCCCGTGGGGCCCCCGGTACTGGGCGTTCCACGCCCACGCCTGGCGCCTCGTGCCCAACATCCTGCGCCCGGCTGACCCCGAGGCCGACGACGACGGCGGCCTGTTCATCCTGAACGTCTCGGACTTCGTGAGCCGCAAGCAGCTGGTGCACGCGGCCGAGTGGCACGACGGCGCGTGCTGGGCCGCCGGGTTCGTCCGGTCCACCCGCGACCGCCGGTCCATCGAGACCCGGCGCCTGCGGGTCGGCCAGAACTACGAGGCCCGCGCCGCCTACGAGACCGTGCTCACCTACCGAGTGGGGGCCCTGTGATGGACGAGACCCGCGTCACCAGCCTGGTCCACGACCTCGTGGACAACATGTCGTCGGTGAGCCCCGGCGCCGAGGACTTCCTCGTAGACACCGAGTGGGCCCTCGCCCTCATCGACGCCGCGCTCAACTCCGACCCCGACCCCGCCGAGGACGACGACCCCCGGTGGACCTCCGGTGAGCACGCGGTCGTGGCCGTCCACGACCTCGAGCGCGAGCCCGCCGAGGTGGAGTGCCCCGAGTGCGGCGAGACCTACCCGGCCGACGACGGCACCCTCGACCCGACCAGCCAGCTTGAGGTGTGCGTGCCCTGCGCCGACCGCCTCGGCCTACTCGAAGGGACACCTCCATGCGCCTGACCATCGGAGCCCCCGGCGGGCTCACCGTCGGTCTCGATGAGTCCCGCAACGTGGTCATCGTGGAACCCCGCCTCGGGGGGACCGGGGAACACGTGATCACCGTCACCGACGCCGCCGGGCTCGCGCGGGCCCTCGACCTCGCGCTCGTGCAGCGCGACTACCTCGACACCCTCGACGCCCTCGACCGGGAGACCACCACCCATGCCCCTTGACCTCCACCAGTTCCAGCAAGAAGTCGGCGCCTGGCAGGCCGCCACGTTCCCCGGCCACAACTCGCCGCTCGTCAAGGCCGGGAAGGTGACCGAGGAAGCCGGGGAGGTGATGGGCGCGGTCATCAAGTTCCTCGACGGCCGGCGCGGTCTCGTGTCCGTCGCCGAGGAAGGGGCCGACCTCGTGGTCGCGCTCGCCGGCCTGTTCGAGCTCCTCGGCATCGACCTCGACGTCGCGGTCCACGAGCACTGGGCCACCGTGCGGCTCCGGGACAACGGGACGGCCATGGCCCGGTCCCGGACCATCCCCGTCGATGACACCGCGGGGTGGCTGGACGACCAGATCGTCTACTGGCGCCGCAAGGCCCTCGACACCCGCGACGCCACCGCCCAGGCCGTGTGCTCGGCGCGCGTCGACACCCTGCAGACGATCCGGCTGCGGGTCGTCGGGGTCACGCTGCCATGAGCCGCCTGTCCCGCCGCACCCCGCTGAGCCGCGGCGCGCCCCTGGCACGAGGGGCGGCCCCGGCCCGCCGGACCCCGCTGGCCCGCACCGGCCGGGTCAAGCCGGTCTCGGACAAGCGCGAACGAGACGCCGTGATCCGCCAGTCGGTCACGACCTGGGTGCTCCGACGCGACCGTTCCTGCATCCTGCGGGTCTGGCCCCCCGGGACCGTCGTCCCCCCGTGCATGGGCCCCCTCACCCCCCACCACATTCGGAAGGCGAGCCAGGGTGGCCCGTGGTCCCTGGCGAACATCATCACCCTCTGCGCCCGGCACAACGACTGGCTCGAAGAGGCCGACGGCGCCCGGTTCGGCCGCCGGGTCGGGCTCGTCGCCCGCCGGGAGGACGACCTCCCCACGTGCTGGACACGGCTGACCTCGGCCGGGCTCGTGGACTACGGCCCCGAGGAGATCCCGTGACCCGCGCGCTCGAGGCCGCCGCGTTGGGGGCCCTGGCGCTCCTGGTGGCCGCCGCCATCAACCTGGGGGTCACCGTCACCACCGATCCCGCGCCGGCCCCCCAGCGGGCCTACGGCGCCGCCCTGCCGTGACCCATGACCCGCGCCAACCCCACGCCCGAGCGCGAATTCCAGCGCACGATCGTGGACCTGCTCGACACGTTCGGCTACGCCGTCGACCATACCTACCCGCTCCGCACCCAGCACGGCTGGCGCACCGGATCGACGCTCGTGGGCAAGCCGGACCTCCTCGCGATCCGTCCCCCACGGATCCTGGCCATCGAGGTGAAGGGTGAACACACCCGAGTCGAACCGGAGCAGATCGCGTGCCTGAGCCTGTTCGCCGAGGTGCCGTGCGCCCGGGCGTGGCTCATCCGCCCGTCGGATCCCTGGTCCGACCTCGTGGCGTGGGTGCGCCGCCCGAAGCTGGCACCGGCGACGTTCGGGTTCGACCCGATCACGGTGGGGGAGGCCCGCCGGGTGCTGCGCGAGGCCCGGCGCCGCAAGGCCGCCCGCCGGGACGCGCCACTCCCCGGGAAGCGGTCGCGGCGTGGCTGACATGGACCGAGGCCCGGCACGCGGCCCGTGTCACCACGGGCTCCCGGGACCCGCTACGTGCCGCCCTCGCGGCCTGGTGGGCCGAGCAGGGGTTCCCACCCCTCGACCGCCTCACCGACGCCCAGGCGCACGCCGTGCTGGACGAGATCGCACGCATCGAGTGGTCCACCCGCCCGTTCACCCCCGACCCCGACCCCACCCACTAACCTAAGCGCGCTGGTGTGACCCCCCAGCCCGAGAGAGGAGCCCCCATGGGACTGCAACCGTTCGAGAATCACGACGTCATCTCGTCGGGAGTCGAGATGCCCGGCGCGTCCGGTGGTCTGAACAAGGCCCTGCGCGTCAGCGAGCTCGAACTCCACCACGGCGACCCGGTGACGCTGGTCCTCGACTGCGTGGTCAAGAAGGTCCGGTTCGACCCCCTGGGTGACACCGAGGCCCTCGACCGCGTGCACGTCCTCACCGTCGAAAACGCCGTGCCGATCGACCGGAAGGCCGTCGCCCAGGCTCTGGACAAGCAGCGCGAGTTGCAGGACCAGGCCGCCGGGGTGCACCGCCTCCCGATGGACGACCCCGACGCCCCGGACGACCCGGACGCGCCCGACCAGGAGTAGCCCGCCACCGTGATGACCGAGATCCCAGCCGAACCCCATCCCCTCGCGGACGTCCCCGACGACCAGCTGTGGGCCGACCTCGCCGAGGTGTGCGCGCGCATCAACGCCCACGACGACGACCTGGCCCGTCGGCTGGACCTCTACGAGGCCCTGCGGGAACGAGGCGTGTTCGTGAAGGACATCGCCGAGGTGGCCGGGGTCACCCCCAACGCCGTCACGTGGGCGCTCACGAAGGCCGAGCGCGAACGGGCCGGCACATGGACCCGGAGCCCGGCGAAGCGTAAGCGGAAGCGTGCCGGGTGACATGGCCCCCTCAACCCCAACAGGAAGGACCAACCCCATGAGCAAGCACACCACCGACGTCGAGGTGTCCGACCGCATAGCGGTCACCCGCGTCGGCCGCAACGGCTCCGAGTGGGCCCTCTACCCCGGCGCCGCCGGGACCGTCACCGAGGTGCTCCCCGGTGCCCTGATCGTGGCGTGGGACGACCCGGCCCTGGCCGCCCACGAGGTGCCGCTGTGTGTCGGGATGGGTGACGCCTGGGCGGTCACCGACCCGGCCGCCCCACGGCCCCCACGCCGCGGGTTCCTCGACCGGCTCCGGGGGTGGCTCAACCCCCCCGCCGAGGCCCCGTCGATGATCGAGACGGGGCTGACCCAGTGAACCGGCCCGTCGGCATCGCCCTCGGACTCGGCGCGCTCCTCGCCGCGGCGGCCGTCGGCGCCGTCGCCGGCGCGACGTACGTCATCGTGCGCGACTCCCTCGAGGGGCGGGGGTGATGGCAGTGGCCGTCCGCCCCATCCCCACCGCCGGACCACACCGGCCCACCGTCGAGCAGACAGCGGTGATGGACCTGTTCAAGTCCGGCCGGGACATGGTGATCCAGGCTGGCGCGGGCACCGGCAAGACCACCACCCTCGGGATGCTGGCACGCACGACCTCGCGGCACGGGTGCTACGTCGCGTTCAACAAGAGCGCCGCCCAGGACGCCGACCGCGCCATGCCGGTCACCGTCCAGTCCTCGACCATGCACTCCCTCGCCTACCGGGCCCTCAACGCCGAGCTCGGCATCTGGCAACGGCTCAACGACGCGAAGCGGATGCCGTCGGCCCGGCTCGCTAAGCGCCTCGGGATCGGGCCCGTCCACGTGACGATCCCCGGGGCCCCGGTGAAGGTGCTCGCGCCCGCGCTCCTCGCCGGGCACGTCATGCGCGCCCTGCGCCGGTTCTGCGAGTCCGCCGCCGAGTCACCCGGCCCCGAGCACTTCCCGTACCTCCACGGGATCGACGTCCACGACGCCGACGGCGTGCACGGGAACGTGAACAACCGCCAGCTGGCCTACCACCTCCTTGAGCCCCTCACGAAGGCCTGGGACGACGTGCGCGGCCCGGCGATGCTGGTGCCGTTCGCGCACGAGCACTACCTCAAGATCTGGCAGCTACGGAACCCCCAGCTGCCCGGCGAGTTCGTCCTGTTCGATGAGGCCCAGGACGCGAACGGCGTGATGCTCGCGGTCCTCGCCGCGCAGACCGGCAAGCAGATGGTCTACGTCGGCGACAGCCAACAGCAGATCTACGAGTGGCGGGGCGCGATCAACGCCCTCGACCAGTTCGAGGGGGAACAGCGGTGGCTGTCCCAGTCGTTCCGGTTCGGGCCCGCCGCGGCCGAGCTCGCGAACGTGATCCTCGCCCGCCTCGACTCCCCCCTGCGCCTGCGGGGCACCCCGTCCCTGGCGACCCGCGTCGGCCGGTGCGACCGGCCCCGGGCGGTGCTGTGCCGGTCGAACGCCACGGCGGTGAACGTCCTCCTCGGCGTGCAGCGCGAGGGGCGCACCGGCCACCTGGTCGGCGGTGACCGGGAGTTGATCCGGTTCGCGACCGCGGCCGCGAAGCTGCAAGCCGGCGAGAAGGTGACGCACCCGGACCTCGCGTGCTTCGACTCGTGGCGCGAGGTGCAGGCCTACGTCGACCAGGACCCCGCCGGGGACGACCTCCGGATGATGGTCAAGCTCCTCGATGACTACGGCGTGCAGATCGTCCTCGACGCGCTCGACGGCGCGATCGGCGAGGACGGCGCGGACGTGATCATCTCGACCGCGCACCGGGCGAAGGGGCGGGAGTGGCCGTCGGTCAGCCTGGCGACGGACTTCGACCCCCCACGCGACGGCGACGGGAACCGGCTCTGGGAGCTACAGGCCCCGGAGTGGCGGCTCCTCTACGTGGCCTGCACCCGGGCCCGGGAGGTGCTCGACATCACCCGGTGCGAGGCCGTGTCCGACCTGGCGGCGGGCCGATGACCGCCACCGTGACCGACCTGTTCTGCGGGGCCGGTGGGTCGTCGCTGGGTGCCGAGGCCGCGGGCATGGAACTCGTGATGGCGGCGAATCACTGGCAGACCGCGATCGACGTCCACCAGGCCCATTTCCCCGAGGCGGGCCACGACTGCGCCGACGTGTCCCAGGCCGACCCGCGCCGCTACCCGGTGACCGACATCCTGATCGCCAGCCCCGAGTGCACGAATCACTCACAGGCCCGCGGGGTGTCGCGCCGGGCCCAGCAGCCCTCCCTGTTCGAGGGCCCCGACCCCGCGGCCGAGCGGTCCCGGGCGACGATGTGGGACATCCCCCGCTTCGCCGAGCAGATCCCCTACACCGCGGTCATCGTGGAGAACGTGGTCGAGGCGACCCGGTGGGTCGGGTGGCGCGCCTGGTGCCTCGCCATGGCGGACCTCGGCTACGACCGCCGGGTGCTGTCACACAACTCGATGCACCACGGGGTGCCCCAGTCCCGGGACCGGATCTACGTCGTGTTCACCCGGCGGGGCCTGGCCCCAGACCTCGACCTCGAGCTCGTGGCCCCGTGCCCGCGGTGTGGCGCGGACCGACCGTGCCGCCAGGCATGGAAGCCGGACCGGTGGGTCGGCCGCTACGGCCAGCAGTACCGGTGGGCGTGCACCACCTGTGGGGCCGAGGTGGTCCCCGCCACCGAGCCCGCCGCGTCGATCATCGACTGGGACCTCGACTGCCCACGGATCGGCCAGCGCACCCGCCCCCTCGCGCCGGCGACCCGCGCCCGGATCCTCGCCGGTCTGCAACGCTACGGGTGGGCCCCGGTGATCACCGCCGGGGCGGGGCACGTCTACGAGACGACCCCCGGCAACCGGGCCCGCCCGCTCACCGACCCCCTCGGCGTCCAGCACGCGACCGCCCACCACGCGCTCGCCTCCCCGCCGGGGTTCCTGTTCCAGACCGCCCACGGGGGCCGGGTGTCCGACCTCGAGCGGCCCCACCCGACAGTGTGCGCGTCCGACGACCGGCAGGCCCTGGTGATCCCCCTGCGCCGCCACGGTCACGCCCAGGACACCGGCCGCCCGGTGCCGACAGTCACCGCGGGCGGGTTCCATCACGGCCTGCTGATGCGCAACAACGTCGGCGGCGCCGAGATGGTCACCCCGGTCACCGAGCCGGCGCGCACCCTCACGAGCAAGGGCCATCAGTCGTTGCTCGTCCCGTACAACGGGACCGGCCGGGCCATCCCCACCGAGCGGCCCCTCGGCACCCAGCCCTCACGGGATCGGTGGGCCCTGGTCGATCCCGACCGGGTGGTGGACGAGTGCGGGTTCCGGATGCTCGAACCCCACGAGATCGCGGCGGCCATGGCGTTCCCCGACGGCTACATCCCCGACGCGCTCACGAAGCGCGACCGGGTGAAGCTGGCCGGGAACGCCGTCACCCCACCGGTGATGGTGTGGATCGCCGGCCGTGTCCTACAGGCAATGGAGGCAGCAGCATGACCTACCGGACCGGCGACCAGTGGATCGGCCGCATCGCCCGCTCGACCCCGCTCTCGTACGACGGGCTCACCGACCGGGGCGGGACGGTGGTCATCACGTCGGACCTGTGGCCGAACATGCCCCTCCCCGGGAGCCGGGTGACAATCACCGTCGATGAGTTGCCCCCACGCTGGCAGACCGACACCGACTCGTCCGGGGACCTCTACCTGCTCTACGAGGGGACGCGCGTCGCCCAGCTGTATCTACCCCTCAAGGACGACGCCGCCGAGGTGCAGAAAGTGCTCGACGTCCTGAACGCGAAGGATCCCCGTGACTGACCTCCGCGACCACCTCGACGTCGCCCGGAAGGTGGTCGTCGGCCACCCCCTCTACGACGACCTCACCGACCTCCACGCGCTCCGGATCTTCATGGACCACCACGTCTGGGCGGTCTGGGACTTCATGTCGCTGCTCACCGAGCTACAGCGCCGGGTCACCTGCACCACCGTCCCGTGGGTGCAACCCGCCGCGCCGGCGACCGCGGTCCGCCTGGTCAACGAGATCGTGCTCGGCGAGGAGTCCGACGACGTGCCCGGCTACGGGATCACCTCGCACGTGGACCTCTACCGGGCCGCGATGCACGAGGCCGGCGCGTCGACCACCCCGCTCGACGCGTTCCAGGCTGCCGTACGGGTCGCCACGTTGCGCCCCCTGCGGCTCGCCGCCCTCGCGGGGGTACTGGGGGCCCCCCTCGGTGCCGAGCGGTTCCTGGCGGCCACCATGGCCGTGGTGCAGGCCGGGACCCTGGCCGACATCGTGGGCGCGTTCGCGTTCGGCCGTGAGCAGCTGATCCCCGACCTGTTCCGCCCCCTCCTCGCGAACCCCGCCGCCCGCCTGTTCGGGGTGTACCTCGAACGCCACGTCCTCATCGACGCCGAGGAGCACGGCCCCGCGGCCGAGCACCTGGTCGACAGCCTGCTCGCGTCGGCCGACCGTGAGCGTGCCTATCAGGCCGGGCTCGTGGCCCTCGGGGCCCGGTCCGAGCTCTGGTCCAGCGTGCAGCGCGCGATCCATGACGCCCGCCGGGTGGGTCAGTAGCGTTGCGGCGATGACCGACACCGACCGGCCCCCGCGGTGGCAGGAGTACCTGTCGCTGGACGAACTCCTCGAACGGCGCGACCCGCGCAACCCGAAGGACCACGCCGACCGCGACATCCGGAAGTCGATGGGCCGGTTCGGGTACACCGAGCCGGTCATGGTCGATGAGCGCACCGGGTTCCTCGTCGCCGGGCACGGCCGGGTCGACAACCTCGCGGCACGGCGCGCCGCCGGGGAGAACCCACCTGACGGGATCGTGGACCACCCCGAGCGCGGCTGGACGGTCCCCACGAACCGAGGCTGGGCGAGCCGGTCCGACGAGGAAGCCGCCGCCTACCTGGTGGCCGCGAATCAGCTGACCATCAAGGGCGGCTGGAAACCGGACCCCTTCGCCGCGATCCTCGCCGAGCTCCGGTCCACCGACACCGGGCTCGAGGGGATCGGCCTGTCACCCACCGAGGCCGCCGACATCCTCGCCGCGTACGGGCCCGTGCCCACGCTGGACGAACTCGCCGACCAGATCGGTGACCCCGAGCCGGAGGACTTCTGGCCGGTCCTGCGGCTCAAGGTCTCACCGGAGACGAAGGCCGAGTTCGAGCGGTGGCTCGACACGACCGGGCAGGTGACCGCGGGCGACGACGCCGTGATGGCCGGTCTCCTCCGGATCGCGACAGCGGCCCTGGCCGACGCGGAGACCTCGTGACGGCCCCGATCGCGGTCCTGCTCTCCTACCACTTCTGGCGGGACCTCGACCTCGATGAGGCCCTCGGCCTGTGGCCCGAGCACCCGCTCGTGTTCGCCGACTCGGGCGCGTTCTCCGCGTCGACCGTCGGCGCCGAGGTGGACGTGCACGCCTACGCCGAGTGGCTCGACCGGTGGCGCCACCACTTCGCCGTCGCCTGCACCCTCGACGTCATCGGCGATGAGGTGGCGACCGAGACGAACACCCGGATCCTCGAAGGCCACGGCCATCGGGTGCTCCCGGTGTTCCACACGAACGAGCCCTGGGACTACCTCGAACGCCTGGTGGCCGAGTACCGGTACGTCGGGGTCGGGGGCATGGTCCCCTACAAGATGCGAGAGAAGGCGCTCCTGCGCTGGCTGGTGCAGTGCTTCCGGGTCGCCGAGGGGACCGGCACCGTGTTCCACGGGCTCGGGCTCACGAACCCCCGGATGCTGGCCCCCCTGCCCTTCTACTCGGTCGACTCGTCGTCGTGGTGCGCGGGCCTGATCTACGGCCGGATCCACCTCTACGACGGGCTCACCGGCAAGATCCGCCCGGTGCAGGCCGGGGACCGCGGCGCGCTCCTGCGCGGCGACGAGCTCCGGGCCGTCGGCCTCGACCCCTACGAGGTGGCGACCCCGTACTACGGCCGCCGGGACCCCGACGGCGAGAAGCCCGCCGAGGTGTACCGCCGGCAACACACCGAGGAAGGCGCCGCGAACCTCGTGGCCGCCGCGGCCCAGGCCGAGTGGTGGCACGCCCGCCACGCCCCCGTGTCCGTCGACGGGATGCCCGACGGCCCGGTCACGTTCCTCGTCGCGATCAACCCGATGGACCTCGGCCGGATCCGCCAGCACTTCTACCCGACCACCGACCAGGAGACACCCGCACATGGGACAGCTGCCCCCGCATGACCTCGACCCCTCGAAGCTCGAAGCCGGCACCCGGCTGATCCTCGAGGGGCTCGGCGTCGACCCCACCACCCACGACGAGGTGGTCGCGAACACCCCCCGCCGGGTGGCCGACCTCTACACCGAGATGATCAACCCCGCGTGGTGCGACGTGGACGAGGTGTTCAAGACCTTCGAGCCGCCCGAGGCCTGGCGCACCGGCGACATGGTGATGGTCCACGACGTCCACTACGTGTCGATGTGCGAGCACCACCTCGCCCCCAGCTTCGGCGTCGCGCACGTCGCGTACATCCCAGACCTCAAGGTCGTCGGCTACTCGAAGCTCAAGAAGGGGCTCAACTACGTCGCCCGCGGACCCCAGCTGAACGAGCGCATCCTCGCCGACACCCTCGACATCATCGAGAAGCAGGTCGAGCCGAAGGGGTGCGCGCTCGTGTTGCAGTCGACGCACTGCTGCATCGCGCTCCGCTCCTCGGCGCCGTCACAAGAGGTGGTGACGGTGCAAGGGTTCCGCGGTGACCTCGCCACCGACCCCTGGCGACGGGAGTTCACCGACACGCTGATCGGTCGGAAGCCCCTGTTCCTCGGGGCGTGATGCCACATGGAGCGTCGAGTCAGCGCGCTGGGTAGCTTGCGCCCATTGGGGGCCACAGCGCTCTGTGGGCCGCTGGGGGGTCTCCCGGGTGTAACGACCCATCGGACACCTCGGGAGCGCATAAGTCCTGCCCAGCCCGGGTGTGGAGGGGGTCTGTGATGGTCGGTGGCGGGTTCCTCCGGATCGGCGACAACGGCCAGGCCCAGCACCCCCACACGCTCGAGGACGCGCTCTGGCTCGCGCTCCGGCAGTGCGCCACCCACTCGGCCGGACCTCTCGCGACCGTCGCCCGGCTGATCGACGCGACCCACGAGGGGATCCTCGACCCGGCCGAGCTCGCGGCCGCGATCCGGACCCGGCTCGACGCCGCGGACATGCCCGCCGACCGTCGCCGGGTGGCCGAGGCGTTCCTCGAAGCCCTGTTCGATGGGACGCTCGCCCGATGACGACCCGCTTCGGTCCCCTCGTCGCGGTCGTCGGCAAGGGACGCGACTGCCCGGCCGACGTTGTGAACGCCGCCGCGATCGTCGGCCACGAACTCGGCCGTGCCGGCGTCACCCTCCTCACCGGCGGACTCGGCGGCGTGATGCTGTCGAGCGCGTGCGCGGCCCACGCCGTCGGCGGCCTGGTCGTCGCGCTCCTGCCGCTCGAGGAGGAATGCCTCCCCCCGGCCAACCTCGTGATCCGGACGGGCCTGTCCCACACCACCCGGAACGTGATCATGGGCACCGCCTGCGACGCGCTCATCGCGCTCGACGGTGGGCCGGGGACCATGCAAGAGGTGGCCGTCGCCTCCGAGCGCGGAGTGCCGGCCGTCCAGGTGGACACCGACCGGTGGCCACTCCCCCGCATCAGCTACTCGGAGGTGCAGTCATGGGCGAGCAAGGTCACGAGCAAGTAGTCGTCGGCTGGGCCGAGGTGACCGTCCTCGCCAGGGCCGTCGCCGCGACCATCCGCGAGACCACCCGCGACATCGAGGCCGGACCCGTCGAGGGGATCTACGGCATCCCCCGCGGTGGGTGTGTCCCGGCCGCGCTCATCGCCGGCATGACCGAGATCCCCCTCGTGGAGGCCCCCGGCCCGACGGTGTTCGTGGTCGATGACCTCGTGGACTCGGGCCGCACCGCGAAGGACGTCCTGTCCGGCTACCCACAGGTGGCCGGGTTCCGGGCCCTCTACTGCAAGTCCTGGTCACCCCCCGATCTCACCGCCGGCGCGGTCGTCACCCCCGGCGACCCGTGGCTCGTGTTCCCGTGGGAGGCCCGGGAAATGGCCGCCCAGGACGCCGTGGTGCGCCTCATGCAGGCAGGGGGGGTGGACACCACCGACCCCGGCGTGGAGCCCGTAGCGGCCGCCCTGGCCGGTGTCCTGCCCAGCCACGTCGCATCCCTGGTCGGGGCGTGGCCCGGGGTCGCGATCCAGTAGCTATTGGACGTGCGTCGACCCTGCTAGTCGGCGAACTTCCCGGAACGCTTGCCACCCCAGCACAGCGCGCTTAGGTTGGTCCCCGTTAGGAAGTTCCCCCCCAGGAGTGGGGGAGCGAGGGACACGGTGGTAGGCCCCCACGGGGAGCATGAGCCACCCCCGACCAGCACCAGGTGAGGGTAGCCTTCGGAGGGGCCCGGTGACCGCCACGGAAGTGGGTAGCGGTGGGCGGGACGAGGGGTCACATCCTCGCGAAACCGACCACTTCCGACAGACGCAAGCGAGCAAGCAGCGGTTCTCAACACTCCACCGCACGGGCCCGACCTCACCGTCGGGCCCTGCTCGCGCTCACCACCCCCCGAGCCTTACCTCGACCAGCCAGGCACCGGGCACCTACCACGCGCAGCGACCGTGGAGCGGCCCACCTGGTGTCCCGAGACGGCCGAGGTTGGGTGGTGGGCGCGAGCAGGGAGGTTCCCTGTGCATCAACCCCGTGGAGGACACGATGAGCACCACGACGAAGTTCGCGACGATGGACGAGGCCCTCGAGGCCTACAAGGCTGGCGGCAAGGACCGCGGGCTGGTGATCGAGCAGGCGAAGGCCGAGCACGACGCCGTCAAGAAGGCGAAGGCCAGCAAGAAGCGGGCCCCCGCCACCCCGGCACTCGAGGCCGTCAACAAGGCCAACGAGCTCGGCCTGAACCGCACGAAGTCCAGCAAGGGCACCGGGTCCGGTGGCCGAGCGGTGCGGTTCTCCGACACCGAGTTGGTCGAGATGGTCAAGTCGGCCGTGCAGGCCGGCGAGGCCAGGACGGCCGGTGGGTGCGTCAAGCACTTCCGGGCCATCGGCAAGGGCTCGAACGAGAAGCGGGTCAAGCGTGCCTGGGATGCGGCGATCGCCGCGGGCATGACCGTCCCCGAGAAGCCCAGCCAGTCCACCGAGGACACCCCCTCGGAGTCGTGAACCGCCCGCCCTGCCCCCCTCGGGGGGCGGGGCTCGCGGGGCTCATCCGGTACCGCCGGGTGGTCCCCGCGAGCCTCCGAGGTTCGGAGTGACTCAACCCCGTGGAGGGAATGCCATGACTGCTTACTTCGATTGCGGATTCTCAGTGCGTCAGCCCGCGTGGCACGGCGAAGCCACCATCCTTGACGAGTACCCCGAGACGTGGGACGAGGCCAGGATGGCCGCCGGGCTGATGTGGGAACCGGCCGAGCAGAAGCTGTACGTGCCGGGGCCCGAGGGCACGTTCGTTCCGGTCGACGGCTTCAAGGCCATCACCCGGGATGACACGGGCGAGGTGTTGGCCACCACGACCGACACGTTCTCGCTGATCACCCACGCAATGATGGGGGAGATCATCGAGGCCGTCATCGGCGAGGCCAACGTCAAGTTCGAGACGGCCGGGTCACTCCGGTCGGGCAAGTCCGTGTGGGCGCTGGTCCGGCTGGACGAGCCCTACACGGTGCCGGGCGACGACAGCCCGATCTACCCGTTCCTCGCACTGCTCAACCCCCACGACGGTACCGGGGCCTGCAAGGCCACCTTCACCGACGTGCGGGTGATCTGCTGGAACACCTGGCAGGCCGCCGAGCAGCGCGCCGAGCGGGACGGGACGTCGTTCTCGTTCCGACACGTGGGCACCCCGGCCGACCGGATCGCTGAGGCGAAGGGCGCGCTGGCCCAGCTGCGGGACAACTCCCGGGCCCAGGCCGATACGTTCGCCGCCCTGGCGAAGGTGCCCGTCAACGACGAGCAGGTGCTCACCTTCACCGAGTTGTTCCTGCCGAGCCCCCGGGACACCGGCGAGCTCTGCTCGGACCGGGTGCAGGCCAACGTGGACCACGCCCGAGGCGTGTTCCGCCGCCTGTACGACGAGTCGGTGACGACCGAGGGGATCCGGGGCAGCGCCTACGGACTCCTGCAGGCCAGCACCGAGTACCTCGACCACGTGCGCCGGTTCCAGACCCGTGACACCTACGTCGGCCGGACGGTGCTGCGCGCCGAGCCCCTCAAGGCGAAGGCCCTGGCACTCATCGGTGAGGTGACCGGCAACTGAGATCCCGCCGAAGCGTCGGGTCCGGGCGAGCCGCCCCTCGTCCGGACCTGGCGTGCGCCTCCCCGACCCCAGGCCGGGTGGGCGCACGCTGGGAGGTTCCCGGCAGTCAACCCCGTGGAGGGCACCATGCCCGCGAACACCCGCTACGTCCTGCTCAAGCGCCAGTGGCGCGCCGGCCGTTGGGTCACCGAGTACGAGGTGACCGACCGGCTCATCGACACGCCCGACTCGGCGCTCGCGTGCTACACCGTCGAGCATCACAGGGGCCGACAGGCTGACGTGGTGGCGACCGTGCTCGAGTGGGAGGCCCGAGGCCGCCCCCGGGACATGGCCGTCCGACGGCGGTGGCCCGCTGCGTGATCCCCAGTCAGGGCCCGGCCAGCGTTGCCCGGGCCCTGCACGGGGGGCTTGACCTGGTGGGGCGCCCGCCGGGTTGAGCCCCCCGTGCAGGGAGACTCCCTGCAACCCGCGCACGACGGTGGGGGGGCCCGGTCTGGCAAGTGCCGGACCTCCCCACCTCGTGAACATCAACCCCGTGGAGGACAGCCATGCCCCGACCCTTCTCGCCCACGGACCTCGACAGCCCGCTCATCGGGCTGCTCGACCAGACCGTCAGCTACAGCGACGACGGCCAGGTCCGAGAGGGCGTGCTCAAGAACGTCCAGCAGGACGGGATGGTGACCATTGCCGACGACGACGGGATCGTCGTCGCGGTGGTCCCGGTCGCGAACGTGGTCACATGACCACGCCCGTGATCGCCGAGTTCACCGACGACCAGCGCCGCACCCTCGGCTACTGGTCCAACACCGTCCGACCCCCGCGGTCGGCGCGCCGGCTCGACGCCCGGACGTTCGTGTCCGAGTGCAAGTCCGTCGAGGTGACCCTCCACGAGGGCCACGCCTCGGACGGGTACAAGTCGGACTTCCGGCGGGTCGTCAAGTGGTGGGTGGTCATCTCGATCACCGATCACGCCACGACCTACCGGCGAGGCCGCCGGTTCTCGTCCGTGGCGAAGGCCCGCGCGTACTACGGGGAGGTGACATGACCTGCCCGATCTGTGGCGCCGAGCGGCCCGAGGAGGTGCACCTCGACTGGTGCACCTACGACGGCCCCGAGCCCGACGAGGACGACGACTGACGCGTTCGCGGATCGGAGGCGCCGTCCCCCTCCGGCACCTCCGATCCCGCGGTGGCTCGCCCGCCCGTACAAACTGCCGTGCGGCGGGACGGGCGGGCCACCGCGGGAAGGCCCCGCACTCAACCCCGTGGAAGGACAGACCGATGACCACGAAGGCTCAGGCCCGCCGGAAGCACCGCCCCACGACGGGCCCGGTCGGCGCCCACACCATCACCCGCGACCGGTACATCGCCGCCGAGCTCCTGCGCGACGCGCAGCACCCCGGCCGGTACCGCCCCGAGTACGTCGCCGCGCTGCGACGGATCCAGAGTCGGGGCGGGCAGTGAGCCTCGCCTCGGACCTCGCGGACGTGCTCGGCGAGGCCGGATGCGACGCGTCGACCGTCGACCACCTCGACGGTCGGGCGTGGCACACCGCCCTGCAGCTGGTGCAGGTCCGCCGAGGCCGGCGACCCAGCCATCACTACATCGTGCCGAGCGACTCGACCCAGGCCGCAGCGACCGCGATCTTGCGTCGAGCGCGCCCCTGATCGCCCTTCCACGGGGGCGCAACCGTGGGAGCCCCCCAGGTCAGCCGGACAGGCGCCTGGGGGGCTCCTGCGCGTCTCCGGTCGGCCGGGGTACTGTCACACCCCATGGCGAAGCGTTCGGGCCCAGGGCGGCCACCCAGAGACCCGTACGGGATTGTGGACTACCGCGCCGTCCCCCAGGACGACGGGACCATCGTGCGGGAACCCGTCACCGTGATCGACCGGGTGGAGGAGGCCCTGCGACAGAACGGGTTCATCCACGACGCGGCTGGTCGGTCGGGGCTCGCCGTCGAGACCCTCCGACAGTGGCGGGCGAAGGGGGTCCGGGCGAACGCCGACATCCTCGCCGGGCGCCGCCGGCGCGCCGACCTCGACACCCACGAACGCCGGTGCGCCGAGCTTGCGACCCGCATGGAACGCGCCGAGGCCGACGCCCGTCTGTCCCTTCTCGCCGTCACCTCGGCCCTGGCCCGCGGCGGACTCGAGGTGGTCCACACCACCGAGAAGCAGAACGCCGGTGGCGACGTCCTCGAGAAGGTGGTCCGGACCTCGCGGTCGCTGCCCGACAGCCACGCCGCGACGTGGCTCCTCGCCCACCGGTACCCGGCGGACTTCGCTGGCCGGGTCGAGGTGACCGGGCCCGACCGGGGTCCGATCGAGGTGGCCGTGTCCCCCGTCGATCAGCTGCTCAACGCGATCAACGCGGTCCGCGAACGACGGGACGGCGTGTCCTCGAACGGTGACACCCCGGCCCCGGCGGGCAACGGTGCACACGGGTAGGTCCTCGAAGCGCAAACAGGAACCGGTTACCCTTGTGCCCGTGCGCACGATCGCCGTGACCGATCTTCTCGACCTCAGCTTCCGGCAGGTGGACTACCTGTGCCGGAGCGGCGCGATCGACCCTGAGCTCGTGGGCGGCGGCCAGGGGTGCGGCAGCCGCCGGGTCTGGCCCCCCGAGGTGGTGGCCCGGCTCGAAGTCGCGCTCGCGCTGTGGCGCGCCTGCCCGACCGTGGACACCGGCCAGCCGGGTGGCCCGGTCTGGACCAGCCTCGTGCGGGCCGTCATGGACAATCCCGTCGACCCCCCGTGGGCCGGGTGGGTGGTCCTCGATGACCTCGGCCAGGTCCACTACGGGTCCGACGACGCCGAGCGCGGCCGGATCCTCGGCCGGGTCGACGGCGCGCTCGTGGCCCGCTACGTGCTCCGCTCCCCCACCGCACCAGCGCGCTAACATGGTGGGGCCCCATCGACCCCCTCGGAGGTGCCCGCCATGTCCTACTCACAGACCCTCACCGACGCCGCGCTGATCAACCGGATGCGTCGGCTTGAGGCCTGGTCTCTCGTGGCCCTGCTCGTGTTCCTGGTCGCGCTGGCCGTCGCCTGGTACGCCTACTCGTTCGGCGCGCTGATCGCCGCGGTCATCGCGCTGGCGGTGCGCGCCGAGCTCGAACGCCTGGCCCGCGCCGGGCTCGCCGAGGCCCAGTCCCGCGGGCTGGCGCGACTCCTCGCCCGCAAGGCCGACGCGTGAACGTCATCACGAACACGTGGACGCGCAAGCGTCGAGGCGCCACCCGCAAGATCACGGTCACCATCGAGTCGACCGCCGGGTTCGGCGACACCGAGTGGGAGCTCCTGCGCGCCATCGACGCTCTCGCGAACGTCTACACCGACGCCCCGGCCGAGGCGCCGGAGACATGAGCCGGGGCCGCCTCCTCGACTGCCCCGTCGAGGGGTGCACCCAGCGGTCCCCGGCCCGTGCCCTCCGCCGCCACCAGCGCGCCACCCACATCCGGTGCTCGTGCGGGTGGGTGGGCGTGTCCTTCACCCAGCACCGCGCCCAGCGCATCCGGTTCCGAGGGGAGTCCGCGCCACCCGGCCGGCGCGACGTCGAGATGGCCGCCGAACGTCTCGCTCATCGCGCCACGGCGCGGATCGTCACGCGGGCGAGGACGGCGTGAGCACCCGCCGCCTCTACAACCGTAAGACGACCACGTTCGCGTTCCGGCTGTCCCCCGAGGCCCGGTCCCTGCTCGACTACCTGGCCGTCGAGGACGGGGTGTCCCCAGCCCACTACATGCGCCAGCTGTTCGAGGACCACCTGCGCAGCAAGGGGTTCACCGTGGACCCCGGCGCCGAGGGGGTTACCGACCCGTTGCGTGGCACCCCGGCCGGGTGGCGCCGGGACCACACCTCGACCCTCGACCCCCCAGGAGACCCCCGATGAGGTTCACCGTCTGCGACTCGTGCGGCAAGAAGATCAACGGCCACAGCTACCTGCCCGACGAGACGTGGATCGCGGTCGAGGCCAACGAGGACGCCGACCACGGGCAGCTGTGCTCGTGGACCTGCCTGGCTACGTGGGCCATGACCCGAGCGATCGAACGTGAAGTCCAGCCCGCCCCCGAGGAGGGATCGTGACGACCTGGTATCGCTCCTGCCCCTGGGGGGCCGACGTGCCACGGGGGATCGTGCAGGTCGACTACCGGATGTACCGCCGGGGAGGTGAACGCCCGACCTTGCCCGAGGGCATCCTGCGACTCGCGCACGCCGAGTATGCGAAGCAACACCCCGGCCAGTCGTTCGAGCGGATCCAGGAGCGCGGCGGCTTCGGGGTCACCGAGGTGGTCGCGCTCCTGGCCGACGCCGCCGTTCGCGCCGGCGCCCCGGCCACCGAGGTGGACCCGTGGTGACCCACCGCCCCTACCCCCTCGAGCGCGCCGTGAACGGCACGGCGAAGGCCGCCATCGCCGGCGCGGTGCTCACCGCGGTGGCGGTCGGGTGGGCCGTCGACCAGGCCCCCACCGTCCGGGTCCTCGGCCTGATCGGGGCCCAGCGGCTACAGCAGCTGTGTGGCCGCCTGGTGACCGGGGCCTACCGGACACCCCCCAACCCCCCGTCAGGCGCCCAGGCGGCCGTACAGCCGCTCTCCTGGGGCCTGTGACCGTTCCCCCGTCCGCGGTCGGCGCGTAGGACACTGGGACCGTGGCCGAGTCGATCTTCGAGCGCCTCGCGTCGCTACCCGACGACGAGCTCAAAGAGGCGATCGCCGCGCTCGATGAGGCCGAGGTTGCCCGGCTCCTCGTGTCGTGGGAGTTCTGGGCCCGACCCGAGCAGGTGGCCGAGTCCTGGGCGTGGCGGTTCTGGGCGATCATCACTGGCCGGGGGTGGGGGAAGAACCGGACCGCGGCCGAGTGGGTCCTCGACCGGTGCCAGGCATTCGCCGACGCCGGGGCCCCCCACCTCATCGGCCTGTTCGGCCGGATCAAGGACGACGTTCACGAACTGCAGCTGGGTGGCGAGTCCGGTCTGATCCGCTGCGCCGAGCGGCGCGGCTGGCGCGTCGACGCCCCGAGTTCGTCGGACACCTTCCGGGTGTACGTGCCCCTGCCCGACGGGGGCTGGCACGTCTCCGACGGCGAGGTGCACTCCTCGACCGACCCGGACTCCTGCCGAGGCCGGAACTTCCACACGGTCTGGGGTGACGAGTTCGCCTCGTGGTCCCACAAGACAGACCTCGAAGGCAACACGACGTGGACGAACATGGGCTTCGGCCTGCGGTCCCCGTGCCCCCCGGGGATGCACCCCCAGGCCGTCGTGACGACGACCCCGAAGCCGATCCCGGTCGTGAAGGAACTTCTCGCCGGGAAGTACGGGCCGACGGCCGTCACCCGCGGGTCGCTCCACGACAACGTGGCGAACCTCGACCCGACCTTCGTGAGCGCGATCGTCGGGGCGTTCGCCGGCACCCGGCTCGAACAGCAGGAGATCCACGGGGAGCTCGTCACCTCAGTCGAGGGGGCCCTGTGGAACATGGACCTCATCGCCCGCTGGCGGGTCAGCTGGGACCGGGTGCCGGACCTCGGGCACATCTGCATCGGCGTCGACCCGTCCGGTTCCGAGGCCGGCGACGAGTGCGGCATCGTCGCGTCGGGCCGCGCGATCCAGCGGGACTCGAAGGACCGTCTCCACGGCTACGTGCTCGAGGACGCCTCGGTGCGCAACCGGCCATCGGTGTGGGGGCCCGCGGTCGTCAAGCTGTACCACGACCTCGCCGAGTTGTTCCCGAACGTCCGCATCGACGTCGTGGCCGAGACGAACTACGGCGGCGCCATGGTGGTCGACACGATCGCCATGCGCGACCCGAGCATCAACGTCGTCACCGTCACCGCGACCCGGGCGAAGCGGGTCCGCGCCGAGCCCGTCGCGACCCTCTACGACACGGGCCGCTGGCACCACGTCGGCGTGTTCCCTCAACTCGAGGAGCAGATGTGCTGGTGGACCCCGCTCGAACCGACCTCACCGGACCGGATGGACGCGCTCGCCTGGTCCGCGCACGGCCTGTTGCCCGAGCTCGCGCAGATGATGTCCGGCTTCTCGCCAGGCTTCTCCGAACGCACTCTGGACTGATCCCGGCGGGCCGGTACCCAGCGCGCTAACATGGCCCTTGCACCCCCGACCTCAACCCCAGGAGGACACGATGCAGGGAGCCACCACCCACCAGGCCACGAACGACCTCGTGACCGCGCTCGCCGACCAGGCCACCGACCTCGGCTGGACGGCCGACGACGTGGCCGCGCTCAGCCCTGCCGAGTGGGTGTATCTCCGGTCCCACGCCGGGCACGGCTACGGCCCCGAGCCCAGCCACGAGGTGAAGGGCCAGGTCATCACCGTCCTGCGTGACCGGGCCGCGCACCCCGACCCGTTCGAGGGGCTCAGCTGATGCTGGTCCTCTACGGGCTCGTGCCCCTCACGGTCATGGCGATCGCTGCCCGGTGGATCGTGCAGGACTGGCGGTCCCGGCGATGACCTTCTACCGGTACCGCGGCGTCCGCCGGTCCGGGGCCCCCATCGTGGGTCGCACCCCGGATCATCCCACCCGGTTCGTACCCGCCGAGTACGACGCCCGCCGTTGGGAGACCCTCGAGGTGTACGCCGCCGACGCCGACCCCGACGACGAGGACTTCGAGGTGCTCGGCGCGATCACCCGTGACGACGCCGGCACACCGGTCTGGTGGGTGGACACCCATGGGTGACGTCGACCTTGTGTGGGACGACGACCTCATCTGGTGCCCGTCCCAGTGCTACGCCCCCGTCGAGTGGCCCGACGGCACCCCAGCGGTGCTCTACCTCCGCTGGCGCCATGACGACCCGTGGGGCGCGTCCATCGTCACCCTGCCCACCCGCGACACCCGGGTCGCCGACCCGGCGACCACGTGGGATGACGTCGACATCGGCTGGTGGCGCGACGACCAGCTGGCCGAAGCGAAGGCCGCGTTCGTGGCCGTCTGGGAGGAGAAGCGCAATGCCCAGTGAACGCCGCTGGTCCGTCATCGGCCACAGCGACAGCCTCTACGTGTCCCGCCTCGACAACGGTCCCGCCTACCGCGCGTTCGACAGCGACCAGGCCCACGCCCTCGCCGACACTCTCAACCTCGTCGCCGGGTTGCGCGGTGTCGTTCGCCGGCTGGACGAGGGGTGGCAGATCGTGGAGGACGAGGACGGGCAACCGTGCGGCTGGTACCTCGAATCCGGGATGGACGACATCGACATCAGCGGCGACGACACGATGACGCCCGACGAGGTGGCCGCACTCGTGAGCGTCCGGAGGGAGAACGATGGGTGACCACACCGGCATCGAGTGGACCGACGCGACGTGGAACCCCGTCGTGGGGTGCGCGCATGTCAGCCCGGGGTGCGACCACTGCTACGCCGCCCGCGAGACCTCGGGGCGTCTCCGACACCTCCCGATCTACAGCGGCCTGGCCGAGGGCGGCCGGTTCACCGGCGAGGTGCGCGTCGTCCCCGACCGGCTCGATCAGCCCCTGCGCTGGCGCAAGCCCCGCCGGGTCTTCGTCAACTCGATGTCGGACCTGTTCCACGCCGGCATCCCCCACAGCTACGTCGCCGACGTGTGGGGCGTGATGCTCCTCGCCCAGCGGCACACGTTCCAGATCCTGACGAAGCGTCCACAGCTGATGGCCCAGGTGCTCGGCACCCGGACCTTCTACGACCTCGCCGCCGAGTCCGCGAACGAGTGGCCTGACCGGTTCTACGAGGACGAGCTCGCGCTCAACTTCGGTCTCGACGCCGGGCCGCCCGACATCCCGGGTCAGCCCCTCCCGAACGTGTGGCTCGGCACCTCGATCGAGAACGACCGCTACACGTTCCGGGCCGACCACGTGCGCGCCACCCCGGCGGCCGTCCGGTTCCTCAGCCTCGAGCCCCTCCTCGGCCCGCTCCCGTCCCTCAACCTCGACGGGATCGACTGGGTGATCGTGGGCGGCGAGTCCGGACCCGGCGCCCGGCCGATGCACCCAGGGTGGGCCCGCGACATCCGCGACCAGTGCATCGCCGCGGGCGTCCCGTTCCTGTTCAAGCAGTGGGGCGCCTGGCAACCCGTCGAGCCGGTGTACGCCGAGGACAGCCACGACGACGTGCTCATCGACGCGTACGACGTCGACGTGGTGTCCCTCAACCGGCAGGGCGAGATCGAGATGCGCCTGCCGCGGGCCAGTGACCCGTCCGGCCACCAGCCCTCGCCGTCGTGGGCGTGCGACCCGTGGTGGCTGGCGAACGTCGGCAAGCACGCCGCCGGGCGCGAGCTCGACGGCCGCACCTGGGACGAGTACCCCTCGTGACCGACCTCGTGCTCAAGGCCGGGGTGATCCTGCGCGACGCGACCATCTCCGAGGACGGCACCTACCGGTATCGCCTCTACCGCCGCTGGGGTGGCGACGGGCCCGCGCTCCGGTGGGTGATGCTCAACCCGTCGACGGCCGACGGCGCGGCGGACGACCCCACCATCCGGGCCGTGATGCGCTTCTCGAACCGGGCCGGGTACTGGGCCGCTGTCGTGTGCAACCTCTACGCCCTGCGGGCCACGGACCCCCGGGACCTCGGCCGTCACGCCGACCCCCTCGGCCCGCGCAATCTCGACCACCTGCGCGTGCTGGCCGACGGCGCCCGGTTCTCCCGCACCCCGGTCGTCGTCGCGTGGGGCGCGAACGCTCCTCGAGACTGGGCGGCCGACGTCCTGCGCAACGAACTCGGCGACGTGGACCTCGTGTGCCTCGGCGTGACCCGCGCCGGCCACCCGCGCCACCCCTGCCGCCTCGCCGCGAACACCCCTCTCGTCCCCTACCCCCGCAACCGGCTGGCACCCCCGCACCGGGGGTGACAAACTAGATCCCATGACCCGACCCCGTGAGTACCTCACCAGGACACCGGCCCCCGTGACCGAGACCCAGGCCCGGCTGATCGCGCTGGCCCGGTCGGTCCACGACCAGCTGATGGCTACCCCGAACACCGACTCCACGTACCTGCGCCTCGTGCGTGACCGCCGCGAGGCCGTCATGGCGGCGAAGGCCGCCGGCGCGACTCTGGCCGCGATCGGCGAAGGGCTGGGGATCGCCCGCCAGACCGTCGGCAAGATCGTGAAGGCGGCCGGGTCGTGAGCGCGACCACGAAGCCCCTCAACGAGCTACAGATCGGCGACGTCGTGGCCGGGATCGTCCCCGCCGACGACCCCCGCGACCGGTCGAAGCCGGTCACCTTCACCCGGCCGTTCCGGGTCACGGACCTCACCACCCACAAGGGCCGGACCGTGATGGTGTTCGCCGAGGGGGGCCGGTTCTGGCCGTGCACCCACCCGGTGCAGCGACTGGCGGTCCTGGCGTGAGCGCGGACGTCACCCGGATGGCCGGGTTCCCGTGGCGGCCCGGGACACCGGTCCAGCGAGCCGCCAGGGCCCACGCCGCGGCGGTCCGCCGTGTCCACCCGTGCCCGGTGTGCCGGACGCCTGTGGAGGCCGTGGGGGGCCCGGACGTCGACCGCCCCTACCTCGTGTGCCCGGGGTGCGGGTGGGACGAGCGTGAGGAGCCGTTCTGATGGGCACCGCCGATCGGATCCTCGACATCATCGACGGGGGTCTACAGACCTCGACCGAGCACGGCTACACCGACGACGGCTGGCCCGCGTTCCCGGTCGACCAGTCCCGGTGTCCGCGCTGCCAGCGCCACCCGGCCGCCGACGGCGCGGACCTCTGCGAGGGGTGCCGTGCGTTCCTGCTCGAGGACACCGACGTCGACCCGGCCCGGTCGTGGGGGATGGCCGACGACGGCGCGCTCGTGGCCCCCGGTGGGTGGTGCGCGCCCCCATGCGCCCAGTACCACGCGGCGATCGGGGTCGACGGTGCCGTGTACCACCTCGTCGCCGCCCGGTACACCATCTCGGAGGAGGCCGCCACCCGGGCAGCCGAGACCATGGACCGCATCACCCGGGCCATCATCGAAGCGACCGAGGGAATGTTCGCGGACCTCGGCCCGGCGCTCACCCTCGCGGCCGAGACGATCGCGGACCTCGGGATCGTGGTCGACACCGAGCCCCCGTCTCCGGTCGAGGTGGCCCGGGAACGGAACCGGGCCGTCGTGGCCGAGCACCGCCGCGCTCACCGCCGTACGAACCGTCTACCCCCCAACCCCGGAAGGAACCGCTGATGTGCAAGCGACAGACCGGCCCGATCATCCACCTGTGCCTCGTGGTCCTCGGCACCCTGCGACGGTGGAGCCGGGCTGATGGGTGACCAGACCACCTGTGGGATCCACGGGCTCGACACGTCCCCTGACGCGGACGGCAACCGCCGGTGCGTCGAGTGCGACCGCGACGCCCACCGCCGCGCCGCCGGCACCGAGGACAAGTTCCGGGATGCGGTCCTGCGGGTCATCAACCGGAAGCGGCGCGCGTTCTACGCCGACGCCGTGGCCCGCCGGATCATCGACTCCCATCAGGCCGCCGCCCTGTACGACCTCCACCAGTTGCACGACCAGGACAGCGCCGCGGCCGACCGTCGGGCGGCCCAGGTGGTCGCCGCGGTCCTCGACCCCGAGGCAGGCGACGATGAGTAGGCCCCGGGTGGACCTCCCCACGATGGAGCCCCTCATGCTCCGCGCGGACGGACCCGTCGGGGAGGTGTCGTGGAAGGTGACCCCCGACAACGGGCCCCGCCCAGCTGGCCCGCCGGGCCGGTGCTTCTACTGCGACCAGCCCGTCGGCGAGGACCACCTGCCGACGTGCGTGTGCCGCCGCCGGGTCGTGGTCGTGGACTTCACCATCCGCCTCGCCGTCGCGGTCCCGGACGCGTGGCCCCCGGACCAGATCGAGACCCACTACAACCTCGGCACGTGGTGCGCGGCGAACTTCCCCGAGCAGATCCACGACGTCACCGACGACGGGTGCGTGTGCCCGAACGCCCAGGTGGTCTACGTGTCGGAGGCCGACGGATCGGTGGCCCAGGGCCGCCACAAGGCCCGGGGGCGGTCCCGTGGGTGACAACTACTGGCACACCGTCGGGAAGGCCCCAGCGCCGCTGTGGGGGGACACGGGGGACGGTGGGCTCACCATCATCGGGGTGTTCGACCACCTCCCGATCGAGGAGGCCCGCGCCGCGTACGCCGCGCTCGGCCAGTACGTCGTCGGCCAGAACCGCGAGCTCGAACGGCTCCGGGCCCAGCTGGCTGACCGGGCCCGGGACCTCGGCGCGTTCACGCAGTCCACCGTCACCCACACGAAGGCCCTCGAGCGCGCGCTCATCGACCTGGCCGCCGCCATCGAGTTCTACTCCGGGCTCGACCCACACCCAGACGAGGAGATCGACCCGGCCGAGGCCGCCCGTCACATCGCCGCGATTGAACGTGCCGCGCCCCTCGTGCGCCTCATCCCCCGACCCCCAACCCCAGGAGACACACCGACATGACCACCGTCACCGGCCGGACCTACACGGCCACCCGCCCCCGCGGACTCGCGTCGTGGAGCCCCCAGGCCCACACCCTCAACCTGCTCCGGCAGGTCAACGAGGTGCTCGCCGAGTACGCCGACCACCTCCCGCTCACCGCCCGCCAGATCTTCTACCGGCTGGTCGGCCGGTACGGCTACGACAAGACCGAGGCCGCGTACAACCGGCTCCTCGAAGCCCTCAACCGGGCCCGCCGAGCCGGGTACATCCCGTGGGACGCGCTGCGTGACGACGGCACCGTGTCCGCCGAGCCGAACGCGTGGCGGGACCCGGACCACTTCTGGGCCGCGGTGCGTGGCACCGCCGACCGGTACGTCCATGACCTCCTCGACGGCCAGGCCACGATCGTGGAGGTGTGGGTCGAGGCCGCCGGCATGGTCCCCCAGATCGCGCGGGTCGCTCACGAGTACGGGATCACCGTGTTCTCGGCCGGGGGGTTCAACTCGGTGACCGAGAAGCACGACGCCGCGCTGCGGATGGTGCGCCGGTCCCGGGAGGGGCAGGACACCCTCGTACTCCACGTCGGGGACCACGATCCGTCGGGGTGCGCGATCGTGGACTCGGCCGCCGAGGACATCACGGCGTTCTGCGAGGACTACGGCCAGCCCTTCGCTGTCGAGTTCGAGCGCATCGCGGTGACCCCCACCCAGATCGAGACGTTCGACCTCGCGACGGCCCCGCAGAAGCGGACCGACCAGCGCGGCGAGCACATGGCTGAGACCGTGCAGGCCGAGGCCCTCGCCCCCGACCAGATGGCCGACGCGGTGCGCGCCGCGATCGAGGACGCCATCGACGCCGACGCCATGCTCCACGCCCGGCACCTCGGGCAGACCGAACGCGACGCCATCCTCGAGCACCTCGACGGTGTGGCGTGACTTCTCCCCACCATCAACCCGAAGGAGATCCCATGCACAAGCTGTCATCCCCTGTCGCGCTCCTCGTGGGCGCGGCCGTCGCGGTGGCCCTCGCCCTGGCGGCGGTCACGTTCGCGACGGTGCCCACCTCGGCCGACGCCGCGCCCGCCACCGTCGCGGTGGCCGAGGGGTCCGGCAAGCAGGTGGCCGTCGCCGGGTACAACAACGCGCCGGCCAGCCTGATCTGCGCCTACCACGCCGCCAGCTTCGAGCGGTACAGCCCCTACGACCACGTGGTCACGACGTGCCGGGACATCAATTTCTTCGGCCACTTCGCCGTCCACATCGTGATCTTCGTGCCCGCCCTCGGCTGTTACATCGAGGACGTGTACGACCGCCACAACGGCGCGGTCACCCCGATCAGCTACGGGTGCCTGTGATGCGGCGCCTCGTGGTCCTCGTGGCCGCGCTGGCCCTGTGTGCCGGCGTGGCATCGGTCGCCGCCGCGCACCCAGCTGACGCCGCGCCGGTCACGACCGCGGACTGGGCCGACGGCGACAACACGTCGTCGGCGTGGAGCATCTGCATGTGGGTCGGGGCCCGTGACCTCGGCACCCAGCACGTGACCCTCGAGCGCGCCCGCAACATCGACTGGTTCGGGGACGCCTGGGTGGGGTGTGACTATCAGATCCGGCGACCCGTCGGGAGCTTCATCGACCGGTCCTGCCAGCACGCCCTCGTGGACCGGGACCGGTCCCATCTCCTGTCCGGCACGTACTGGCTCGCTCCGACGGAGTGGTCGGTCCACAACTCCTGCCGCCACTGATGGGTGCTCCCTCAACCCCCGAGGCCCGCCTGACCGACCTCAAGGCCGCGGGCAACATCCTGGCCGCGGTGTCCCAGCTGCTCGACCAGGTGGACTGGCACGACGTCGCCCGCCAGTGTGAGCGCGCCGAGTCGGTCCTGCCGATCACCGAGCCGACGGCCTACCGGGACCACGGCGACACCCTGCGCCGCAACGGGCGGCTGATGCGGGTCACCGCGACCTACGTCGACACGCTCCGGGCCCTGCACGAGGAGGCAGGCGGATGAGCGCGTCACCGAACTGGGGGATGGTGGGCGTGGCCGTCCCCCTCGTGTTCGCCGCGGTCGTCGCGATCGCGTCGCTCGAACCGTACGAGGAGACCCCGACCGACGTCGTGTGGGTGACCGTGGACCGGGTGATCGACGGGGACACGATCGTGGTCAACTACCGCGACGGCGGCCAGGACCGGGTGCGGCTCATCGGGGTGGACACCCCCGAGGAGGGTGACTGCTGGGCCGACGACGCGACCAGCTGGCTCCGTGACCGGGTGGACGGCCGCCCCGTGGCGCTGGAACCCGAGGGGCCCCGGTTCACCGAGGACCGGTGGGGTCGGGTGCTCGCGCACGTGTGGCACGCCGATCAGCTGGTCGCGGCCGAGCTCGTGCGCCGCGGGCACGGGGTCGAGTATCTCTACGACGTCCCGTCCCGGCACCGGGCCCGGATCCTCGACGCCGAGGACAAGGCCCAGGCCGACCGGATGGGCGTGTGGGGGTGCCCGCGATGACCACCGACACGGCAGTGCTGGCCCGGGCCCGGTCCCTGGCCCCTCTCGTGATCACCGGTGACGGGGACGTCGACCTCGGCGCCGTGGTCCACCTCGTCGCGCTGCTCACCGACCCGGACTCGGTGATGCCGCTCGACGTCGGCCCGACCTTCATCGGCGCGACCCTCGAACGGTGCATCTGCGGGCGGCACTACGCGTGCCCGGACGGCTGGCACCAGCGGGACGACTGGCCGTGCTCGTGCACCCCGGACTGCGCCCTCGAGGAGGGCGACGATGCCTGACACCCGGATCGGTCTGGTGGGGTGCGTGGCAACGAAGCTGGACCGCCGTGCGCCGGCGCGGGACCTCTACACGTCCCCCCTGTTCGTGGGGCGCCGCCGGTGGGTCGAGGCCACCTGTGACCGCTGGTACATCCTGTCGGCGGCCCACTACCTCGTGCACCCCGACACCGAGCTCGACCCGTACGACGCGACCCTCGGCGCGGTGCCCCGGTATGTCCGGGAGTCGTGGGCCCGGCAGGTCCTGATCGACCTCATCGGGGTCGAGGGCCCGGACTGGTCGGGGACCATCTTCGAGGTGCACGCGGGCCTGCACTACGTCCAGCACGGGCTCGAGGTGGGGCTCGCCCAGCGCGGTGGCCGGGTGGTCCGCCCGGCCGAGGGGCTCGGCCAGGGCCAGCAGCTGGCGCTGTACCGGCACGGGCCACCGACGCGACGGCGCCCGCCGGCACCTGCGGGGCCAGACCAGTGACCATCATCGGCCGCCTCGATGGGACGGTCCGGGTCGTGCTGGACACGGTGACCGCGACCCCGGAGCTCCGGATGCTGTTGGCCGAGGCGGGCCGCCCGGACCTCGCGGACGCGTTGCAGTACGCCGGTGTGGGGTCGACGGACTCGTTCCTCCTGTGGGCGGCGGGTGTGGAGCAGCCCCCGCCGCCGGTGGTGTGGAAGGCCGTCGACCTGTTCCGCCTCAAGCGGTTCCCGAACCGGGAGGAGACCCCGTGACCCCTGACACTGCGATCGCGGTGGCGGCCCGTGACCTGGCTGCGACCGACGAGATGCTCGAACACCACTCGTCCACCTGTGACACGGATCCGTGCACGACCTGTCTGGTCTGGTCTCACCGGGCGGCGGCAGCCTGGGCCCTTCTCCGCGCCCGGATCGCCGAGGCCGACGCCGGACCCCCGTTCACCGAAACCCCCCACCGGGACGACACGATCACCGTCGAGGGCGGCTTCGCGGCCCCGTTCACCCCCGATCCAGTGGACGGCGAACCCCTCCCACCCCCCAATGCAAACACCCGCGGGATCTACCGGCCCGGCTGGGCCCACCAGGTCACAGGACTCCCCAACGGATAGCCTCCCACCCGCGACAACCTGCTCTGTGGCCGGTGACCCGCCGAGGACCACCCCACACCTCCCGGATCACCGGCCACACGTCCCCACACCGGCCCCGCCACGGATACCCGGGCGCGACGGGGGGTAGCGTTGAGGCGGCGCACCAAGCGCCACCAGGAGGCCCACCATGTCCGACGCCGATGTGACCCCGACCCCGATGACCGACGAGTCCCGCGACGCAGCCCTGGCGAATGCCGGGATCCCGACCACTTCCGGTGACGTCGCCGCGGGTGACGCCGCCCTGGCCGAGGTGCCCGAGGCCGCGGCCGACGCGGTGGCGTGGCTCGAGGACGACAGCATCGACCAGGCCGAGCGGACCCGCCGTGCGGACCTGGCCGAGCAGGCCGAGGACGACCGGCCCGCGTCGGCGCAGCGTTCGTCGGTGCTGGACGCGATCGCCGAGGCCCGGAAGCCCTGACCCCCCCTGGCGAGAAATCTCAGGGGATGCGCGGGATCCGCGGCATAGGACGACTTACAACGCACCGCCGCCGCCCCAGCTGAACCCCGGTCCTGCCGCGGGGGGCCCGGCCAGCGTATGATCCCCGCCGTGGTGGTCGCGCTGGTGATGCTGACGAGCTACCGGCTGACCCGGCTCCTGGTCCGTGACGAGTTCCCCCCGATCGCGGTCCAGCGGGCACGGATCGCCGAACGCTACGGGGACGCCTCGTGGCAGGCCTACCTGTCCCAGTGCTCGTGGTGCGCGGGGGTGTGGGTCTCGGGGCTCGTGACAGCCGCTGTGTGGCTTGTGGTGGGCCTGCCAGTCCCCGCCCTGGTGTGGTGGGGGTCGGCCGCCGCCGTGGGCCTACTGGCGTCCTGGGAGGGCAGCTGAGCGTGGGCCCGAATCACGCGTTCCACCTCATCATGTCGATCGCCACGTGCGGGCTCTGGCTCCCGGTGTGGCTGATCGTCGCGGTGACGGCGCGCCGGCCCCAGCAGACCGTGACCGTCGTCGCCCCGCACCAGCCGCTGGCCCCGCCCTACCAGCCACCCCCGCCCCCTCGGGAGGAGACCGATGCGCGTCATCGCCGGTGAGCCGATCACGGGACCGGCCGGCACGGCCACGCCCGTGTTCCCGTTCGTGGTCCACGACCCCGACGGGCCCGACCCCGAGGACACCGGGTCGGTCGCCACGTGGATCCTCGAGTGCCCCGGGCAGTCCCCGGCCTGGTCCCACTACCAGCTGGCCGTCGTCCATCTCCGGCCCCTGCCGAACGGACCCGTGGCCCAGCTGCGTGCCCCGGGCATGACCCACGAGATCGTTCTCGCCGCCCTCGACCCGGACCTCCACCCCGACCCCGAGGACGTCGAGACCTGGGTGCGGCTCTACCCCATCAACATCACCGAGCAGGTCCAGCTACCCGGCGACGACGAGGCCCGTGACCTCCTGGCCGAAGCGGCCCGGCAGGTGGTCGCCGGGGTCCTGCCCGCCGAACCCCCGCTGTCCGGGCAGGTCGAGCCGTGGCGGTCGTGGGTGACGAACACGGCCCGTGCCCTCGGCGGGGACCGTGGCTGACCGGCACACCCCCCCGGCACGTCGCCCGAACGCGCTCACCGCCTCGGCGCGGATCCTGCGCCCGATCCGCGAGGAGGCCCCGCACCCGCAGCCCTGGCATGAGGAGGCCTGGTCCCTGCGCGACATCGTGGGGGAACTCCGCTTCGCCGAGACCTGGCTCGGCAACAGCTTCTCGCGGGCCCGCCTGTTCGCGGCCCGCCGCCCCGAGCCCGGCCAGGAACCCCAGCCCGTCGAGACCGGCCCCGCCTATGACCTCGTGGCCCGCCTCGCCGGTGGCGTGGGCGGGCAGTCCAACATCCTCCGGTCGTTCGGCTCGTATCTGATGATCCCCGGGGCCGGGTACCTCGTCGGGGAGGTGCAGCACGGCGCCGAGCGGTTCACCGTCGTGGACGCGAACGACATCCGCCTCGGCACCTACACCGACGGCACCCGCGGCTACGAGGTGCGGACCGGGGACCAGGTGGGCGACTGGCGTCACCTCCCCCCGGACTCGATCGTCACGAAGGTCATGCGCCAGCATCCCCGCCGCCGCTGGGAACCCGACTCGCCGACCCGGGCCGCGCTCCCCGTGCTGCGCGAGCTCGTGCTCCTCACCGCGCACGTCGAAGCGACCGCCACGTCGCGGCTCGCCGGCGCGGGCCTACAGGCGTTCCCGTCCGAGATGGAACTCCCCCAGGGGTGGGACAAGTTCATCG